CAAAATATTTCTCTAAAGATTTGGAGGTTAAATATGTTTTAACTAATTCGGACTGATAATTCTTGTCCAAGATATTAAAAGAGATATCGACTGTGTGAGTAACATCATCACTAGCCTTGGTCTTAGTAATAACATTTACATTAGTCGTGTTATATTTCTTTTGAAAGTAATGTCTAACGCTTTTAATCTTCTCTTGAGTAAAATTTTCAGCGTAGTCATCCCATACAACTTGCACATATGGATTATCTAAAGTTTCAAACTCTAATTCTTTATTCATTATTTTATAATTAAATTCTATTGGGGGATTGAACAAATCCATTTTATTTCTCTAACTCCGAAACTTGGTCTTCAGTTGGGGTAACCTCTTCGTTACTAAGAACATCAATAATGTTCTCGGCACTTAATTCATCATTTTCAGTTAATCCTGAAAATTTGTTTTGAAACGCTTGTAGTTGTTGTTCCATCATTTGAAGATATTTTTTCTCCGTTTGTTTTTTTTCGAGTCTAATGTTCTCGTTTCTTTTTGCGATTTTTGCTCTGTGAGCCTTTGATGCTTTACCCATGTTATATTGTATTATTTGTTAATTGTTCTATTAATTCTTCAGTTGATAACTCTCTTAACTTGTCTTGGTGTTTTTGATATTTTTCTTGTTCGAATTTTTTTCTGAATAATTCAATATTATTATCCAAAGTACTCATGTGTTTATTAATCTCCATTTGTTCTTCGTCATCATCAGTCATGTATACCTTCATAAAAGTATCATCCATGGTTGGTTTAAAATTATCCACCGTCTTTATGAAGTTTTTAATCCCGTCTTGGGCAATACCAATTCCTTTATTAAATTTGGTCTTTACCTCAATTCGTTTATATTGTTCGAACCTCACATGGTCACCAGTACTATTAAAGTGAACATCAACGTTTTCGTTCTCCAAAAATTCAAAGATGTCTACCAATAAATCTTCATCATTAATAATACCCATATTTTCAAGTAAACTAAAAAATGTATTGGATTCAATGACCCATCGTTGTTTAATGTTTTCTTGTAATCGTTTTAAAACAAAGTCAGTTAGTTTTGACATAGATTTATTATTTTGTTGGTTTGTTTTCTTCAAACCATTCTACAATTGCGTTTATCGCCCACACAGCTCCTGATGATAATATACCATCAAAAAACCATCCACACCATAATGGCAATCCAAATAATACCATAGATGGAGAGAATACCACTAATGATAAAAACCAACCGCCATGGAAACCAAAACACATGGGACAGGTTAATATACCTGAAATAAATTTACCAACAAATTGAAATGGTGTATATGGATTTTCTCCCCATTTATTAAAAAAATCTCTTAATCCTTGGAAAATACTTCCGAAGACCATAATGTTCATAAGTCCGTAACTTAAAATGAACCAAGTTAAAATGTTAATTGTCATAATTTATATGTTTTTTGTTAGGTTCGACCCTTTCATATAGACCGCACCTTGATTTATGTTTAGTTGTTCTAATTGTTTGATAGTCCCCTCAAGTTCTTGTATTTTTGTATTTTTATCTGTAAGTTCTTTTCTTAATTTATTCAAGGTATCTTGTAACATCACCACTTTATCGTTAGACACACCAACTTCTTTAATCACCTCAACAATCTTTTCCACTTCAACAATCTTCTCAACCTCAACAATCTTCTCAATAATAATCGGTTCAGGATTGTCACAAATCTTTCCTATATTTGTGACAGAATTTTCTTCTTTTTTGTCGTAAATATATACTATTTTTTCGACAGGAACTTCCACTTTTATCTCTTTAATAACCTCTCTATCAACATACTCAATAACTTTAACTTCCGTGGGGGGTGTGGGAACTTCTTTAATGATTTCAACGATTTTTTCCACAATAACCTCAACAGGAACCTCCACCCGTTTTTCAACAATGATTTCTTTTACTTCATTATCAACCTCACCAATGATACCATATTTTTCTAAATTAAAACCTTTCTTAAAACATTTATTAATAAATCCATCAATATCCATAATCTTGTTTAACAAACAAAAATCATAGATTTCTTTGGTATTTTTAATATCAATATTATACATTTGTGAGTTTTTCTTTTCCATCTATAATATCCTCAAATGATTTTATTTTAAATGAAAGATACGGCTTTGGATTATGTAAATCAACAAATGAATATTCATCTGATTCTAAATTGTAGATTCCGAACCCGTGTTTAGTAACAGTTTCCCCAAAATTTTGTTGCAAACATGAACCTATCATGACACCCCTCTTACCATTTGGGATGTTAAAAACAGAACGTTTATGAACATCTCCACATAGAACAAGGTCTAACCCATTAAATTTTTCAACATCATAAGCATGTGAGCCAAAATCAAAACCTAAATCCGTAGTTAACCCCGCCACCGGGTCATGAAACAATCCAATCTTAAATCCAACCGCCGTATTAATTTCAGGAGGAACATTCCCTTGAAATTGTGAATACACACACCAAGACACATTTTCATCCTCATAGACACCTCTGTTCTTGTAATAAACAATATTTGGATTATTCAAATTATCAACAATAGGACTTATACTATCCAATCTATCATTATTATTAATTAAGGCATCATGATTTCCAGGTATAAGTATTGTTTTAGCAATTAAAGAACATTCCGTTAATACCCAAGACGCGATTTCAATAACTTCCGGACTTAATTGATTTTTTGAGTGAAGTAGGTCACCAGTAAAGACTATTCTACAAGGTTTAATCTCTCTAAATTTTTCTAACATATCATTGAGTATTAACCTATAAAGGTCGTGGTCTTTGAATAATTTTAGATGTAAATCACTAAAATGACAAATGGTCTTAATCATATTTTTTACTTTCTTTTTTAAGTTTCATCATTTTTTTCACTTCTTTGTGATATTTTTCAACTTCATAAATCTTGTCTTCAACTTCCTTACCTTTTTTTAATATTTCCGCAAGTCTACCCGTATAACGATTAATCCCTTGATTTTCCAAAAACTCATCAATTATTTTCTCAGTGATTATCTTAGGGTCAGTTCCAACCTCATCAATAAATTTATCTTTTAAATGTGATGGGATAATTTTATTATTTAACCTCAATTCAATTTCACCAGGTTTAATCACATTTGTTTCTAAATAAAATACTTTATAACCAACATCTTCAGGTTTATTCACAGTTAAATCTACACCATAAACGTTTCTGTTAATTTCAGACCCATCATTGTTGTCTATCACCTCAAATAACCCTCTTACCAAAACACCTCTAAGTCCTTTAGTTTTGTATTCTTCAGGGTTATCCAAAACATCATCCAATAACTTATGAATGTCATTTCTTAATGTTAATTCATCATTAGCACCAGACACGTCTTGAGCCATTTCAGGTGACCAAGTTAATAAAATATGTTTTCTTGGTTCAAATGTGTCAATATCATAAATTGTCGGACCCATAGCAGCACCATTCTTAACAGGTTTAAGTAATCGACTTGGGTCATACATTTCAGGAGTTAAACCTAACGATAATAGATAACATCTACCTTTAAATTCTGTTAAATCAGAAAGTTTAATAGTGTTAGTTGTGTAAATTTCGCCATTTTTACCTTTAACCAACGGCATCGTTAAAATATCTAACGAATCGCATTTAGCAAATTCATCACATTCTTTAATTATGTTTTTATATTTATCCAATTCATTACCATAAAAACAAGTCTCATCAGTAAACTTGTCATTGGTTAACATTGGATTATCTTTTTTACTAATTAAAGCTACTTCTAAAAATTCTTTTAATTTCATATTTTTTATTATTTATTTTCTTTTATCAATCAAATCATTGATTCATATTACATCACTATTTTTGGTGGTCTACCTAAATCATCATCGTCCTTAGTTGTTAAAGGTACTGAGATAGGATTAAAATATTGTTGTTGAGTTTTTGACAATTTAGAGAATTTCTCAAGGTCAAAGTCATCTTTCACCTCCCCCATTTTTTCAACTATCGGGGTAATGTCGATGTGTTTATTTTCAAGTTTACCGTATAAGTAACCCTCTAACCAACTATAAAATTGTTTGTGATTTATCATTTTACATATTAAAATTTAGAATAATTCAAATTCAGGATTAACATGACCACATCCACTACACATATATGTTGGAAATGGGACAAGAGTATCTTCTGAACTACCTGTTAATATTTTACTTACTTTTTTTATCAATATAACTTCTTTAAAGTATTTTGAGTTACATTTCTCACACTCAACCGTTGGTTGTTGTTTTAGGTCAATTTTTGGTTTTAAAATATCGTCCATCTTATTTAATTATATAATTTATTTTTAATCCTTTTGAGAAATTATTATCCCAAGTTGTGGTATATACCCACGTAATTGTTATATCATTTTCCATACTAAAATATAGTCATTTGGTTTTACTTAGTCAAATACTTTTTCATATCCATATCCATTATGGTTTGTTGAACTTCTTTTGGAACTCGGAATTCCTCATAGTCACCAGTGTCTTTAACAAGAACTATAATACAACCATAAAGTTTGATATTCTCATATTTGGAACCTTGTAACATTTTAAGTAATAATTTCCCATAAAACGGTAATTGTGTAAAATAATGCCCTAAAGCATTGTTTGGGTGTTTTTGGAAGGGATATTTCATTCTTGTCGTAAAATGACTCTCTTCAAAGTTCTTTTTTTTATTACTTTTCCAATCTGTTATCATTAAACCAACCTCAGTTTTTTCCTTATTCATAATTAACCATACCTTGTCAGGTTGTCCAGTGTAGGCCAGTTCTGGGTCACCTAATACAATCTCCGTATCAAGTAAAACCGCCCCTCTTTCAACCATAAGATTCAAATAATCAGTTCCGGCAGAAACCATAGAGTCACTTTTAAGTATTTGGGTAAAATCACACTCAAAAATGGGTTGTCTTACTTCTTTATAAGAACCAAACATTTCAATAGTTTTCTTTTCCAACAGGTAATGAACCCTACTTCCCATATTGGTTGAATAATCTCCAGCAGCTTTCCATTCATCAAGTAATTGTCGTTGAACTTCGGGGTCTCCCTTAGCCTTCTTTAATGAAATACCTTCACTATCAAACTCTTCGTAAAAATATTTCATCACCTTACTAACAGATGGATAATCACTTCGGATTACTCCGGTTTCATCCTTCATATAATAGGTGTGAGTATCTTCAACAAATGTTAATTCTAACTCTTCTCTTCTTTTTTGTAATATGTCACGAATCTCGTTCGCAGTCTTATTTAAATCCATTATCTTATTGTTATATAGTAATCATCAATCTGCCCCTTTAAATCAGCAACATCAGAATCACCTGTTAATTTTATTATTTTAATTTTACCGTATAATCTACCCCCATTTAAATTATGATATAGTTTAACCGCATCTTGGAACGCATCACTATCCAAACAAAGAACGATATTACCGTTTGCTTTCTCATATAAAGTGGTTAATAATAAGTCAGACATATGTTTACCCAACATAGCGATACTATTTGGTAGAAATATCGCATCAAACGCACCCTCACAAAGATAAATGTCTTCATCCCAATTAATCATATTCTCAAAAAAAATTATCTCATCTTTAGGACACTCAGGGTTTTTGTATTTGGCACGACTATTTGGGTCCCAACTTCTGGCAATAAAATAATTTAATTGATTCTTATTATTATAAGATGGGATTATAATCCTACCTGAGAACGAACCCTTATCACAAAAACCTATACCATACTTCTCAATAATATTATCAGTAATTCCACGCTTAATTAAATAATTATATGCCTGTCTACGAATAGGATATACCAAACTACTATCTTTAAATTGGGTAAATCCTTCAGGTAATTTTAATTTGTTTTTTTGTTTTTCTTTTGGTTTTTGTTCTTCGGGTTGAAGTAGGTTGTAAATTTTCTTTTGTTTTTTATTACCATACTTATCAATCAACTTACCAAGAGTTCCGTGAGTCCCATTTATGTCTCCACACGCCCAACAATGAAACAAATGTTTTTCTAACGAAACTTCTAAATTACCTTTCCTCTCTTCTAAACCACATTCGGGACAATTATATCCGTATTGCAATTTTGAATCATAGACTTTTTCAGGGTCACCCAAAATTTCGTGTAAAATCTCTAATAGTATTTCTTTATCATCAGACATGGATTAAAAATAAGAAATATAATAATAGTTGTCAATCTTCACAAGTTTTATAGGTTCATTATATTTATCTAAAAAGAATAAAATGCCCACAGACATTACAATCAACACAATTACGGGGTCGTCACCATTTGATGTTTATTTATGTGATAATCCGATTACAACATGTATATATATTGACACAATTTCGTCAACACCATATGTATTCGAAATTCCATCCATAATATCAAGTCAAAACGACTTTAATTTAAAAATTGTTGATAACAATAATTGTACTGTAATTGAAAACCTAAGTTTATTATGAGTTGTTATTCCTATAGATTAACTAATGCAACATCTTCACCAATAACCCAAAATTTCACAGATTGTAATGGTAATCCGTGTAGCGTAACTGTTCTTAGTGGTGATACTCTTCCTAGTGGAAGTACCAAATACTATATAACCGCCGATTCAACAACTTTTGTCCCAAATCCAGCCTTTACCAATGTAACAACATACTCTGGAAATACCCGAGCGTTCTCATTTAGTAGTTGTTGCACAAATGATGTTTTTTATATTTTAGGTGATACCACAACCCTTACATCAGGACAAACAGGTAATACTATTTGCGTAACCGAATTAACAAATGCTAACGATTGTACTATCAACAACACCTTAGTTAAAGGTTGTTACACATTTGTTAGTATTGAAAGTAACATTCTAAACGCTTTAGGTAACCAAGTTTATTTAGAATATTCATTGTTATTTAACAATTGTACAGCCTGTCTTACATCATGGGTAACAAAGGGAGTGGGTTGTGTTCCTTGTTGTAAATGTTACCAAATAGATGTAGTAGATGAGGCCGGTGATTACGTGTCTTATGTTGATTGTGACGGAAACCCATCTGGCCAAACTTTTTATGGGTTAAATAACTATATTTGTTCCGTAGAATTACCATTAAAAACAAATCAATCAACTACTGTTACCGATTTAGGCCCTTGTTCAACTACAGAAGTTTGCGGCCCTTGTCCTGCTTATTGTATAACCAACACAGGTAACGAATATGACGATAACTACACCTTAGACGGTAACTATGATGGTTATTCCTATTGGATTAGTGGTTCAGGACTTTGGTTTATCTACTATAACACAATAGATAAACAATGGTGTTTATCAGACAGTTTAGGTGGTGAACCTAAACTATCAGGTAAATCACCGTGTTTTTCAATCTGTCCTGACTTATGTGAAGAAATTTTCTTTTCGGGGTCGTGTCCAACAACCACAACAACAACTGCCGCCTGTATAAATTTTGATTTTGATGCAATATTTGATTGTATGGCAGAACCAACCCCATCACCAACCCCAACACCATCTATCACCCCAACAATGACCGTAACACCAAGTTCAACAAATTATTGTTCAATGGTTGGTGTTGACGCAACAATCGATACTTATAGCCCGACACCTACTCCAACTCCAACAGTAACACCATCATCATCACCCATCATAATAAGACCTTGTAATGTATTGGGTGACGTTTCTTTTACCACACTTGATGGTCATATTGGTTGTCCAAGTAGTAAACAATTCCAAGACTGTGTTACAGGTATGATGTATTACACAACAGAATTAGTACCAACTCCTTCTGGAGGTACTTTAACTGAGTTCATGATTTTTAAAGCATATGTTGACGATGTACTTAAGTGTATTTCATTTGTAGGTATAAACGATAATATTATTGGTGTTAATACAATTGAATTAGTTGAAGGTCCAACAGGTTATTCTAACTTAGGTGAATGTGTTTCATGTGTTGTAATACCAAGTCCTACACCAACTCCAACCCCAACAATGACACCAACTCCAAGTGGAACACCTTGTTTTTGTTACGAATTAATTGCGAATGCACAAACAATATTTAATTATTTTGATTGTAATGGGTTGGGAACAAGTGCAATAAGCCAAAAAACAATACCAACATATGTTTGTTCTTTAACATTACCAACAACAACTAGTTTAAACCCATATAGTATTACAAAACTTGATATATGTTCTAATGATGTATGTCCACCATTAACATGTAATTGTTATACAGTATCAAATGGTGGTCCTATAAATGGACAAGGTTCAGAATTCTCCTCAGTATATATGAGTTACATTGATTGCGATAACTTAGGACAGGTTATGGTAATTAATGATTACACAACAACACTACCATTCTGTTCATTAACAACACCATTCATTAATAGTTCAACTAACATAATAACCGTAACATTACTTGGTAATTGTGCATCATGTTCATCATAATATAAAGAAATGACATCAATAGAATTAACAGTCATAACAGGTAGTATAACAATTCCGTATTCGATTTACGCTTGTGATGTATACGGTAATAACTGTGTAATAATCGCAACTATTGTAACAACTGTTCCACCAACAAATACAATTTTTCTTCCACCTCAATTTAATACGGCACCAGCAGTTGGGATTAAAATAATAACTGATGATGGGTGTGAGCGATTTGAAATATTTAATTGTTAACCCTAAAAAAAAATATCGTCTAAAAAGACGATATTCCAATTTATAATTCACTTAACCGATATTACCTCCAAAGACCTTCTTGATTCATAAAACCAAGAACACAACAATAAGCATCTGATTGGTCAAAATTCTCTTTCTTAAGAGTATTGTTTTTTGTATAACTCCAAACAATTTGTGGTTCTCTTTTGGCAACTAAATCCCAAATGATTTGTTTCTTATCAATGTCTTTTGGTAATCCTCCGAATAACACATGTTTACCTTTGTCATTCTCTCTAACTAATTCAGGGAAAGCAAATTTTCTTGAGTTGTATGTTGAGATATAGTCGGGCACAATACCTAATACATCATAGATTTGTTTGGTAACTAATGTATTGAATCTTAACAACGTTTGTATGGTGTACACATTATTACTATTCATTAAAGGTTCCTCAATGATAACCTTTGTAATACCCAATCCTTTATAATCTAAAAGTTTGGTTTTAAAGATTTCACTCTTAAGAAGTAATTCTTTTATTTTATTATCTTCCTTTGGCTTTGGTATAGGTGATATGTGTGTAAGCTCAAGTAACTCTTGGTTCCCAATGTCAAATAACGCCCATCCAATCGTTCGGGTCGATACATCAAGTCCAAGAACCTTAGGACTTTCTTTAATAGATTTTTTCATATGTTAAATATCGAATTTAATCAAAAACTGCTGAATACCTTGTCTTAAAACGGGTGATTGCATTTTTGATATAATCATAAGATTTTTGTTCGAATCGTAAAGCCCTATTTCACTTACGAAAGTAGGTTTACCACTTGTCCATGTCGGATTCGATGTTGTTTGAAATTCCGCTTGACCTAAATTAATCTTATATTTCATTTCATAGATAGTTGCTTGGATGTCAGTTTCCAAAGAACCATAGAAATAATACTCATCACCAAAATTCAAAGAAGTTCCTGTATATCCTACAGGTGTTAATGGAATGTAAGTGTTTAAGTTATATGCCGGAGCATTGTCATACTCTTGTTGGGTGATAACAAATGTATTACCCGTCAACCCTTCTTGGGTGATATAACCATTAACCATTGTTGATGATAACTGACTTGTGAAATCAATAGCAACCCACTCAGAAGAGTTAGGTCTCTCATTACCAACAACTTTTTGACAAAGAATCTCAAATTTATTAGCCAAGAATCCTTGAGTTACGTCACAGTATATCGGACATATTGATGTTGTTGTTGTAGTTACAGGATTATAAATTGTTGTTGTAGTCGTTGTAGGATTATAACTTGTTGTTGTAGTCGTTGTAGGATAATAAGATTGATTTAAACAACCAAATTCCCCACCGAATCTAACCGCAACATTTTGGGATGTAATCGTAGTACAATCAATATTAGGTCCTTGAATAAACGAATAATAATTACAATGTAATGAATCGGTAAATAAATCTGTATTACTTAATCTATATGTGACATACAACGATTCTGTTAAACCTGTTAATATACCCGTAACTGTTGAACTATCGTTACCACAAGTGTTTGGAGTAATTAATGATATCTTAGGTGATGGTATTGTCCAATTTCTATTTGATTTGTAGGACATTGCTGCAATGATTTCCTCATCATCAATAATAACCAACTTATCATCAGGGAATACTTTACCAACTCTATTAGGAATACCGTTAGCATTTGCGTTTGTGTCCCATAGATGGTAATATCTCATACCAGGGTTATTCATATCAACATTCTTAGTTGACTGAAGGTATTGAACTTGGAAAAGATTTAAATCTTCAAATCCTGGAGGGTCAACCCAAAATGTTTGACCATTACAACAATCAGGATTTTTATGCCACATTAACCAAGGGATATGTACTTTAAAGTTTCTCGCCTCTCCCGTAGTATCAGCAGGATTTGATGGGTCAAATGGTTCCAATGCAAATTTTTCACCGTAGAATAAATCCACCGTTTGGTTTGTATAATGGATAATTCCAATCGCCTTTTGTTGTTCAGGTAACACATTAATTTTATCTCCAAAAGAGTTAAAATAATACACTGAACTACTATCTGTTTGTCCACTACTTGACGCATATCCAAAGTATTCTTTAGCCCCTAAGTAAGCGACAGAACCAAAATTAGTATAGTCTTTACTGATTGATGAGATTAGACCTGCAGGATTTTCTGACCATGGAATATTCATATTCCAAACTTTAACATCAAACTCGTCAGTATAACAAACTGATTCAAAATTAATGACATTGTCATTCCAATGACGGCTAGGTGTAATACTATCGTATATCGTTGTCATGTTAGGAGGATAAACTATCACTCTACCATAACAAACGCTTGTTACATTTATAAAATTAGGTGTAGGTCTATCTAATGTTATCTCACCCAAACAAATGTTAACAATTTTATATGTTAACATTGAGTAACAACTACTCATATCAACCAAACAATCAGGTGGTGATGGTAGTGGACATGCTCTACTTGTTGACGGTGTTAAACAAGGAGTTTTAGACGGTGTAGGAGTAGGTGTTGGTGAATCACAAGGGAACGAATTAGATGATGTTGGCGTAGGTGTTGGTGTTGAACCACTTTGAGGACTTACCGAAGGCGTCACTGAGATTGTTGGTGTTGGTGTCGGTGTCGGGAGATTTAAACAAATACAATTATCCATACCTTTACCATCATAATAAATTGTGATAATATCTCCAATAGCAGGCTCTCTAACTGAATCAGGATTACTTGGATTACTAATAAGAGTAATTTTATTGGTTCCAACTAATGAGTTCATCTGAACAACGTAGTTAGCATTGATAGCGTAAAAATTGTTAGTTAACGCACTCCAACTAATTGTCTCAGCACTTGTGTTACCAGTAAAGAACCCTCTCATTACCGCTCTATTAAATACAGGACTTACTTGAGAATCCATAAAAGGAATTCCATAAGTATTACCCGCTCTCCCATCAACATAATAAGGATATTTTACATTACTTTTATTTGATTCTGGAATCCCACTTGAATTTTGAGCATTGAAGCTCGGCTCTAATATTACAGTATCAAATTGATTATAACTTGTTGGTAAGGTATTGTATGAGACCTCACTATCTCCAACTTGGAAATAGGAGATGTTAAAATTTCCTTGTGACAATTTTTCTCGTCCAATATCGGTTAATCTTGTATTAATTAACCCTGCAGTATTTTTTATTATAAATCCCATTGACTATAAATATGTATATTTCTTTTTTATGTAGTAATTACGGTACAACAATTACAACCTGATAATTTTAAATTCGTTATTGAATATTTTTCATCGCTCGTCCCAATATAACAATTAATTGATTCATTTTTTGTTACAGAAGTTATTGTAGTTAAACTTAAAATATCCGCGTTAGTGATAATGACTTGAGTCCATTGTTCTGAATTTGAATAAACATAAACATCATTTGATTGACACCCAGGTATTATACTTTTTGTTTCTGACTCATCAAACCCCACAATTGGTTCAAGAGAATCTCCGTTTATAACTAAATCACTATCACTTTGAAATGTTGCCGATTCTGAATTTGGTGATGATTTTGAAACATTTAAATGAGTAATATTAAACGTTAAAGACACTCCGTCAGGTAGTGGTGGGGTTATTTTAATAGTCGTCTCATATTGTTTTGTAACACTATTATTTGATATTTCAACTGTTTTTGATGTTGTATTTAAACTAACATTATATGTTGTAGGTTTTGATGGTGAGTTAAGAATAATACTTGAACTAGTAATAATTCCACTATCATCAACAACAAGAACATTATACGTCCCAGAACATAAATTATTAAAAATTGGCATATTTTTATATGTCAATCCTGCATCTATAGAATACGTATACGGTGGTGTACCCCCATTTGCAGTTATTGTAATCCCTCCATCACATCCACAAATAGTTTGATTTTTGGTCACATTCATAGTTAACGGAGTAATTCCTTCTCCAAGTTTAAGTTTACCTTCAACAGGTAATGATTGACAAAGACCTTCATAAACAATAACGCTACCCGTATTACCAATTAGGAACCAACTACCGTAAATCGGTGGATATGTCGGATTTAAATTCGATATCACATATAGAGTTGGTGTTGCAGCGGACACTAACCATTGTGATTGAGATGTATCCCAAATTATTGCTTGTTGACTGTCGTCAGAAATCCATGCCGGTTTTCCATCATAAATTCCATTTGGGTTAAAATGTGTTTGTGTTTCCACATAAACCCCTTGTACTAACATGTTTGTAACCATACATAATTCGTATTCATTAGGATATGGTGAAGTTGTACTAGTACTTGTTGTAGTTGTAGTTGGGGTTACTCCTGTCAAAATACATGTCGTATTTGCCGTAAAATCTCCGTAATAATCTACAACCGTTGCTCCGTATGACCCCGCACTTAAATTATAAATAATCGGACCAATTCCCCCATTCAACCAAATAATAGTATATGGAGGAGTCCCACCTGTTATTGTTAACGAAGCTATTCCGTCAGTCGATTCGGGTAATGTTGGGTGTGATACGTTACATTCAACACCCATTTGAAATAATGTGATAACATTACAATCGTTAACACCTGTTGTTAGACAAGATGTTTCACCAGTCATTTTATATGGGGACTTATTACTCATTTACGATAAATACATTTACAATTGATTTTTTACAATCCTTTTCATTATCTCAACGTATTTTATTGTTGAACTATTAGTATCAACAAAATCAAAATAATTCATATCTTCTTTTAATTTATTTAAAGGATTGACGTTGATGAACTCTCCCTTATAGAACTTGGAGCCCTTTAAATCGTGAGTTACTCCCGCCATATGTAATATGGGTTGTTTCTCATAAATATTAACATTATCAGTTGCCCAAGAAAACCCCAATTCATTTGTTATTTTTGTTTCAATCCCAAAGTACCAAAGATTCCACAATAAAGACCACATCTCAGCAGTCCAAAACTGTATCTCTCCCGGACTTATTGGGAATCTTTTTTGGTAACTCATCATTTGGTCATATAATGGAGTGCAATCTTCATAAATTTTATTCCATATAAACGAATCAGTGTTTTTTATAATATATTGACCTCCACCTGAGTTTTCTTGATTACATTTAACACAATCAACCGATACTCCAACAACATCCACCATCTCTTGAATCAATTGTCCCTTATCAGAGGTCGGGTGATGTTTCTCGTATCGAATACAACAGTCATTAATGTAGTTGTAACCAATGTATCCGACAGTGTCGGATAAATAGGTTATATCGTCAGATAACAAACTTTCGAAGTCAGGTAGTTCCCTAAAAATAATGTCCGCATCATGTAAGAAAAAACATTTTCCAAATTCAGGAAATTGTTCTAACCATTTATAAATTAAAAATGGTTTAATGTTCGGGATGTAATGTTTTTGATGTCGAGCATCTAAATAATGGTGAACATTAATTCCCATAGATTTAAGTTCTAAAGATTCTTTTGTTGGTTCTGTATTACCATTAACCATTGCAAAAATTACATGGATTTGACTAGGGTCGATACCCATTTCTATAAAATTGTATGAATATACTTTGACTTGCCAATGAAAATATGGGACATCAGGTTGTGCGGTTACAAATACTAAATCTTGAGTCATAATAGAGTTTGTTTTAAATATATTAAACATTAAATTTTAATAAATGGTGTGTTGGTATATATTTATTAGATATGAAACTACTTAAAACAATTTCTAAATTAGTTGTTGAATCTCAAAGAGCTTTTGATGAAGCAGCTGAAAAAGGGGTTAGCGAAAAAGAATTAGATAGATTAGAAAAAAACTATAAAGAGTCCCTTAAACTAATGAGACTTTATGGTAATTTAAGTAAAAAACAAATCAAATAACCCTTTGGGGGTTATATCACTCACCTTTCATCCCAACCACTAAAGATGTCCGGGGGTTTCGGTGAATTTATATAAATAATCTATTATCCTTTTCTTTATTCCTTCCTCCTTTATACCCTTTTTTGAATCCTCAATCCAAACAAAGTTTGATAGATGTTTTCCCATATCAAGGTCGTCTATTGCAACCCAAGATGTAATATTCCCTGTAGAATCTAACCACTTTTTTATCTCCTTAGCTCTTAAATAAGCAATATCGTCTAAATACTTAATATTAGTTATTGGCGTATATCCGATTGGAGATTTTATTATTCCCTGTTTAATATAAAAGGATTTCATTTTAGGTAAATCTGCCCACGTTTTCCAATCAGAAGAGATAACTATTTCACAATCCACCTCTCTTATTATTTCATTAAGAATACTAACCGCCCCTTGGTCAAAATCTAAGAGTATTGGTTTACCATCTGGCCAAATCGCTTTCCCTAAGTATATTACTCCTTGATGGTCAAGAAAGAGAATTTTCATGAGTAAGTTACAACTTTTTCTTTATAAATTCCACAGTCCATTGTGTTAACTCACCGACAGTAGGAAGAGTATAGGCCAATTCTTTTGGTGTTTTTACTAAGAATCCTTCTGAGTTAGTTGCTAGTGGTTGTTCACCTAATCTTAAACCTTCATAGTATTCAACAGGAACACCTTTAAATTCTTCTATTGAAGTAATAGACCTTTCGTCTTTAATAAACTTCATATCCGCGATAGGGTAAAGATTATTTAATCTTCGTGAAGTAAGAATACCTTCTGCAAATATATTAAGATGACGGTTTGTTACTACGTTATAAATTTCTTCAACCTCGGTAGATTCTTCTTTACCTACTATTGTTACTATGTTTCCTTTATCATTAAATGTACGAGTTCCTATAGGGCTATGTTCGTTAGGTATGGCGTAAGTAAATTCTCCCTTATCTAAGTTAAAGATACGGTGACCTCCGTCATGATTTAAATGTCCGGATATTCCAAGTTTTGAACCATCACTAAAGAGAATATTTACGTATTGAGTAAGTACTGGAGTCATTATCCAAAGAGGGGTCGCAGAATCAAATCTTCCTTCATCAAAGTTCCACACTAAAAGAGAATCTTCATAAGATATATCTTCTATGTTCTTTTTAAGTCCGCTTGCTAGAGTTATTTTGGTTCCTTTAATAAAACAAGGCATAGTAAAACTAACTTGAGCACCATACGATGTACCAACCGCATTAGTAGCATATATTCTTACATATACGGGAATATGTGGGTTCGGTATGATATAGGTGTGTATGAATTGTCCTAATGCGTCAGGATTACCTGAACCATCAGATACTATATTATTAGCAATAGTAGGATTTGGAGAAGTGCCCCAAACAATACCTCTTTGGGTTATTGTTGACCCTCCATTACTCACTATCGTTCCTGTTATTTGAGCACTACCATTACCTAAATTTGCATATCCATCAGTAGTAACTGTTGGTAATGTTGCTAGAGTTGGTGTTGGTGTTGGTGTTGGAGTTAGAGTTGGAGTTGGAGTTGGAGTTGGAGTTGGTAACCCACAACTTTGACAATCAATATCGTAAGATATTTTTAAGTCAATTTTAACATCCACATCAATTAACGATACATTTGAATTACAGTTAGTGTCGATAGTTATTATGTTGTTTAAATAATCTAAAAGAACTTCTCCAACACCTTCATAAGATAATAAAATTTCTTTAACCACATCGTAAAACAAACTATCTAAAGGATAGTCATTTAATGTTGTTCCCGTATAAAAAGGTTGAGTCTGAGTATTACCACTAACCGTCACTTCGGCATAAAATATTGTTTGTTGTAATAAACAATTAGTATCACCGCTAGTTAAATCGTAAAATCCTTCAGTTAACATTTGTTGAGGACCTTTTCTAACGGTTTGTCCCGTATTCATAAAATCTTCATCACAAATATTGAATGTTTGGTAAGTAGATATCACGTTGAATCCATTAATTATAATGTCTCTTGTTTGAACACACCCATTATCATCAATAACGGTTAGAGTATATGTTCCTGCGGATAAAGAATTAATTGTTAATCCTGTTTGTCCATTAACATTTGAACTCCAATTTAAAATAAATGGAGGTTCTCCACTTGTAATAAAAGTATCGATAGTTCCATTAGTCCCATCCGTAGAGTCTCCTCCAACTAACACAAAATCAACTGTACTTGAGTTGTTTATCGTGAATGGTAGTATTTGCGCACAACCATTATTATCGGTAACTGTCGCAGTATAATTACCTGAAGGTAAATCAGTAAATGTGTAAGATAAATCACTTATAATTGTAAATTGTCCATCAATTTCATAATTATAAGGTCCCGTTCCTCCTGAAGTAATATTCAAAGTAACCGCACCATCACTTAAATTACAAGTTGTACCAGTGGTCTCAACCGATAACGTAAATAACTCAACATTATTAATGGTATAGGCATGTGTAAAAACGCATGGCCCCATATCAGATATTGTTAGAGTATAATTACCCGAAGACAAACCATTAAATGTCCATGAAGTAAAACTACCTGTTATTACTGTTGAATTACCTAACGAATCTGTTAAAGTATATGTATATGGTGCAGAACCTCCAAAAATGGTTACTTGTATTTTACCTGAAGTATTGTTACACGCCGAATTAGTTATATTGACCGAGGTCACCGAAAGTCCTCCTGGAGTTAATAATGATGTGGATGATGTAAAATTACATAACCCCGCATCAGTTACTTGTACACTAAACACACCTGAAGATAATCCCGTAAAAGTATATGTTGTTGCAAAACTAACCGCAACTGTCCCATTAGAACCTGAATAATAATATGGAGCAGTTCCACCTGTTATTGTTATTGTCACTTCTCCATCGGCAGAAAAACAAGATGGACTTTCAACCGTGAAAGCACCCAATCCGACATTAGGAACTGTTGTTACAGTTACTCCACTACTTTGCACACATCCCGAACCATCGGTTACTGTGACAATATATGGTCCCGCGGTTAATCCTGTTATTGATTGAGTTGTTTGGCCACCTGGTGACCATAGATAAGTATAAGGTGGCGTTCCTGTTAATCCTGTTATATGTATAGAACCTGAATTAACCGCACAACCCGCATCATTTACGGTGTATAAACCAATTTCAAGTGGTAATGAATCTTTAATAATACATGTCTCAGATTTACCTGTGCATCCACCACCGTCATTTGCCACCACATAATAAGTTCCTGCCGATAAACTTCCAAAACCATATGAAGAACTTAAAGTAATACCTGAAGTAATATACCCATCAGACATTTCATATAAATAAAAACTACCTGTTCCATATAAGTTAGATGTTGTTGCGGTAACAGAACCATTGTTTAATCCACATAAAGTATTTTGTTGACTCACAATACTAACACACGTTCCTGTTGAAATATAAACATTGACGGGTAAGACAGTATTTGCCGGTGAACAACTATCAATAATCTTAAACGTATATGTTCCTCCTGATAACCCTGTTTCAGAGTAATTAACTATTCCAACCCCTAATGATGTAGTCCCCGTATAAGGGCTAATCCACTGTATTGTATAGTCAGGAGCACTTCCCAAGATATCAAGACTAAACGCTCCTGATAAATCATTTAAACAGTCACCTGTTATGCTTATAGTATATGATAAAAGACACGACATTAATTACATAAAATATTAAAGTTTATTCCGATATTCAATTTAAAATTGATACCTTGTTCTGACACCGTACACACTTGATTAGATAACACTACGGTATCAGTAGTTGTTAAATAATAATCATAACCGTAATCTTTTAAACTCTCTAAAGCAATTAAAAGACCATCATTATACGTTGTTCCTGTTGGCACACTATAAATTGGGCTACTATATCCAATACCATTAAAGAATGGATATTTTACAACCGTTACATTATCAATTTGTAAATCAACAAACCATTCACTAGTCATTCCGTTAAAATCACAATCATTTAAATTATAACCATTTGCTGTTAAATAATTTGTCATTAATTGTCCTAAAACTCCGTTAAAAGTCGTTATAGTTGGATGATTAGTCCATGGATAAATAGGACACTCAACAGTTTCTAATGGACAATCATGCGAGAATAAACCTGAAGTGATTGAGCATGGTTTACAAGGTATTTTTATTAATTGGCACCCCTCTTGTCTTCTCCAAACAAATTTTTGTCTATGAAAGATTGAGTTTTCAAGTCTAACTCCGGTATTCCAAATTGTTGTTGCTGGAACCATTTGTTCAACTAATCGTATCCAATAATCACCCAAACCATTAACATATTCCATCATAGTTTTATACGTAAAATTATCGTTTGGAATTCCAATGGTCTCATTTGATTGTAGGTATCTCCAAAAAATAGATTCTAAAGTAGGGTAACCACCTGTTTTACCATTAGACGAATATTGTCTATTTCTAACATTAATTGTATTTAACCAAAATGTTTGGGCAAATTCAAAGAAAGTTTTTCTTTTAGGTTGAGGGTTAATTTCGGTCCAATCCACCCCACCTCTACTTGGATAAGGACTATAAGGTTTTGGGTCACATGGTGTCGGTGGCACATAATTCAACCCTTCATTAGGTATTGGATAGTTATACTGTTGAGACATATACCATATATCGTAAGCAATTCCTTGAGCAGGATTTAAGAATAAATCCACATTTTTAACGTTTAATACTAATCTTTCATCTGAAACATAATACCTAGCGTTAAAGTTACCATCAAGATTTGTTCTAATACCAATCTCATTATTAACCCAACTTTTATTATTATCAATTGTCTCCCTTAATGTATACCCCAAATCCATAAACGGAAACTTACGATATCTATTCAAATACTCTTGACCATACGAATACGGTAACAATACTGTTTGATAATTTGGGTTATTACCAACAAAAACACTATTTGTAAGGTCAATATTTTCAGGTGCCCTATGTTGAGGTGTTTGCTCAAACCATCCACTACCCATTTGAAAAAAATAACTCTCAGAGTTAATAGGGGTTGTTGGGTAACCATATTCATCCATAGGATATTCATCAAGGGTAATATTAACGTCTTGAATATCTCCAGTTGTTGTAAACCCTGTATAGGTTTGTCCAAAAATTGAGAATATGTTCCCCGCTTCTAAAATTGGGATTTGTTGCACATATGTTCCTCCTGATATTTGGGCAAATTGGGTATCAAATTGTGATAAATTAATTTTTTGGTCGGCAAGGTAAACATACTCATTAAATTCAACTAATGCCTCAGGAGCACCAATTAATCTCATTAAAATTTCAATTGATTTTCTTGTTCCTTTTGATTTAAATAAAAACGCGGAATTTAAAATCAAGTTCCTATAGTATTGGTAATTTAATTCATCAGGAGTCTGTTGTTGTGAAATACCTGGATAAACCGAAGCGTTATTATTTGTTGTTCCAAATACTGAGGTTAATAATTCTGTTTCGGATATTGGTGAAATATTTATATTCCACCCAAGAGTTTGTGCAAGATTCTTAAGTAATTGTGATGGAATATCATTACCAACATTATAATTAACCGAAGTCATATAAGATAATGCGGTGATGTATTTCTTAACATCGTCAAAACTTTTACCGTAAATTTGTAACACTTTTTCAACCTTTTGGTCAGGAGTATCAAATTCTTTAAACGCACCCGTAGTTAAAAATCTTGATACTAAATTTGTTCTATATAAATCAAAAGATTCACTAATATTATTTATCGTTGTGATATATGTTTCAAAAGATTTTGTTATAATATCAATATTCCATTCTCCATATAAAGGCCAAGAAATGTTTGTGTTTTGAATATAATAACTCCCGTCCTCAGCTTCTTTTGGCACTTTAAATGTTGCAGTATATTTTGGCGACACATTCCTATTTAATAAGAAATTTTCAACCTCATCTAAATTCTCATTGAATACTTTATTAACCTCCAAATCGTTTGGTCGTATTACTAAATCATCATTGGTAAATGTCTTACCTGAAAATGGATTACCATAAACATATAACTTTAGTGTTCCACTTGTCAAACTTGTTGTCGGCACAATACCGACCACATTATAACCAACACCTTTATAGTAAAGTGAATATTTTAAATATTCTACTCTCATATCTCGTAAAGAAGATACTTGAATTTCTTTTAATTGTAAGTTTCTTGTCGAATTAACGGTAAAATCAATATCAAAAGGATTTCGTAATCTTGATAAGTCTAAATCAAAACTTGTCTCGTTGTTTGTTTTACTATATAAAATATTATTGGCCGTAGGTCCTGTAATATAATTTGTTCCCATAAAAGTCGATTCTAACGCTCCCGGGAAATAACTAATTATTGTGGTTATAGATGCCGACATTCTTTTAACCATAGAACCATACATTGTAAAGTTCGTAACCTGTGTTAAATCAAAATTAGGATAAACCTTAAAATTATTTTCAACAATAGTTTTTGATTGATTAATAGATTCAATTCCTAACGAATTTAAATTAATCGGTTCAGAAAAAGTCCCCGTATTAAAAGTTCTATTTGTTTTTTCATTTGTAGATGTAGTAAACTCAAAATTACCTTGTGTAAGACCTCCTCCCGCAACAAGTTGTAAACCAACTAAATTGTCAGAAAAAGTACCAGCTCCTGTTGCAGACTGTGGTGGACAAGTATATTTTTTAATTGCCATTACTGAGTTATGTTTGTAAAGTTTTTACTAAAATCAATATTATCATTCCTATCTTGTCTAACCTCATATAACAACTCATTAAATTGATTTCTAATTTCATATAAATTGTATTGTTTGTAAATATTATTTTGACTGTCGTATAATGTGTAAATACCATCATCAATTGACTTGGTCTGATTACCAAATAAAGCAATTGCCAATGTTGAGAAGTCATGTTCAGCAATTTCTATATCCAAAGTAATCGGATTAAAGAACGTATTTGTTATTGTTATCTCTTGGTCAGGTTGTCCTATATAAGGTATTGCGTTTGGCTTATTTGTTGGTGCCGATGATGGTGATAAAGTACAAAAAATTAAATTAGTATTATTATCGGTATATCGGTATCTAATCGCCTTCTGTGAAGTATTTGTTAAATTTTGTACGATAGGTTCACAGAAAAAAGAAGACGTTATCAATCTAAAGAAATTAGGGATTTTTGTTCCATCTGAGTTTAAATACTCAATTCTAAAACCAATTAATCCTTGATTAATAAATTTATTTCTAAATTCAGTTGGTACTGAATTTAAATCAATAACAATTCCTCTGACATTAGGTAATGCCGATAAAACACCGCAATCTAATATTGTAGTTCTAATTTGAGCGGGTCTAATTAATAAAGTGTAGATACCAATCTTATTAAATTGGTCAGCTGGTAATTTTAAATTATATAAACCCCCTAAAATCTCAACACCAGCGTTTCCTCCCGTACTCGCATTATTAAAGTAAGGTCTTAGGATAGACGGTGCGTCTAATTTAGTTAAAACAAAATTATCTGTATCATCCCTCGATGGGGTATAATTTAAGATTATCTCTACATCTTCTGGAGAGACATCAGCTGGTCTTATTGTTCCGTAGGTTCCTGTTGCCATTTATATAATTATTTTATTTGACTTCTTTAAATTTTCTTCCGCCCATAATGGTCTTAAGTTTAAATAGTGGTTTAGTCCTTCAATTTCTTCTTTATTTTTACCAACACTAATTGGTATTATATGGTCAATATGCCATTCACCGTAATTATCCCAAGACATATCATCAACAAACTGATTTTCAAGATGTTTCTTTAAATCAGTTATGGGTAAGCCAATACATTCTAATGTATTTTTTGTTTTACCCTTAATAATATTACATATTCTTGCTCTTAAATTTCCAATTAATCTATAATTTATATCGTTAAACCGTCTTTCCTTCTGATAATCAGTATTATATGTCGGATTTTTTTTGCGATAATCTACTTGGTATTTATAAATCTTTTCTTTATTTTTTAAATCATATTCCTTTTTTAATATCGATTGGCATACTTTACAATACGAACGTTTACCCTGTTTACCTAATTTTTGATTATTAAACTCGGGTAAAGATTTTTCAATATTACATTTAGTACAAACTTTCATAACAATAAATATCCTTTTTATATTTTTATCACATTAAAAAATTTATATCCGTATTTTTCGAGGTCACCAACATTATCAACTTCACCTAATCTTTCAAGTCTTTCTAACACTGAGTTTTTACCTCTTTCAATGAAAACGTTGGATTGTATTTCTGCTTCATCAATTACATTTAATAATACTTCATTTTTTGTTATTGCTGAACAAACCATCATGTCGGGTGTCATTCCTGAAGAATAAACCGTAAACACAGTGGTTCCATCATTATAATCATAGTAGTTAATATCATTAATTGTATAGGCGGTGTATAGGTTATCTACCGATGGTCCAAAAAATGTCCCAACATTTCCTGAAGTTCCTGTTACCTGAACACCTATCTTATATTTTCCCGCAAACCTTGTTGGGTCGTACTTACTACCATATTGTTCAAGGTCACTTATCGTTGAATTGGTATATCCAGTAATTAAGAATGGGACAGTTGTGTAATTGTAACTTGATTGGTCATACACATCACAATTAGAATCACCCGTAAATAAATAATCATACATCAATGAAGTCCCCGACCAACTACCTCCCGCGGGAGTAAAATAAGCCGTCCCATTAGGGTTAGTTGCAATAACATTTGTAAACGGTACCGTAACATCTTTTTTAATGACGTTATATCCCCAAGGACTCATTCCCGACATTGTAATAGTATATTCACCACTTGAAGCATAAGTATGGTTATAATAGTTGGGTGCCGTAATAGGAACCAATTGTGGTGGGGAACCATCCCCCCAATCAATCTGATAAGTTGCAAAGGCCAAATACTTTTTAAACTCGGTGTCTGAAGTATTATAAAAATAATATGTGTTCGGAGCATAGGTTGAGGCGGAAAATAAGAAATTAGTCATCGTATCTTTTTGTAACACCATTCCATCAAATACCGAATAATACCCAATATCGATTGTGGTTTCACTAAGAAATATTGGGATAGTCAAACCCGTCAATAATGAAGTTCCTCCCGTACCACCTGTTACTATTTGAGTCATTGCAGAATATACTCGAGTATAACCTGTGTATTGACTAGTCGTAGTCGTTGTTGTCACATCACAACAAGGGTCACCACTTATATTAAATTGTGATGTGCCAGCATCATAAGGTGCAAGAAATAAATCACCACTAATAACTTCGGGGGAAATTCGTATACTATAATATCTATCGTCCATTATGGGTTAATATATTCATACCATTTTATTGGTGTTCCCGCACCTATACGGTTATCAAGGTAATCAAAAACCTGATAAGTTTTTGTAGTATAATCTAAAACTACTTTATTATAAAAATATCGACTACTTTCAAATATAAATTTATCAGATAATACTGATTGTGGTTCATTCATCATCTTGACAAAAACACCAAGTCTACCATCAAAAAATTTAGCGGACATATAAAACGTATCAATATTTAAAAACGCCTCATTTTTTAACCAATAAATAAAAAACCCTTCTTTATCACCAACAAAATCTAAGGTGTATGACGGTTTTCTTATATTAACATTTGGTCTTAATGGTGAAATACTTGCACTTTCTGTCGCTCCTTGTTGCACAGGAATTATTATTGTAAAATAATTTGTTTGGCTTTGGGTGTCCTTCGTGTCATAAAAATCAAGTTTAAAAAATGATTTAGTGAACGGTTTTTCATAATAATAAATTTGAGTGCTTGAAAAGCCTGAAGGGTTTGCATTTGGAAATAGATAACTATTTACCCAATCAGTTGATACCGTTGACGCACTTACCGGAGTACTAGAATCATAGAAATAAAAATCATATTTAATTTCTGTCTTTTGATTCGAGATGTATGGTGAATGACTAAATCTTAATATTTCAAAGTCTTTTGCCACCCCAATAATATCAACCAAAACTTCTTCTTCATAAAGTTCAATACTATCATCTCTACCATAGAAATCCCACTTGATTTCGATAGGTAAATCAATTGACTTATCTCCTTTTGGTATGGTAAATAAAAATTTGTTACTCACAAGGGTCTATTGTTGGTTCTGCGATTATGGTCTGTTCATTATAATTAGTTCCTTCAGGTATTATTCTAAAAATAATATTCTTAAAAGGATAATGAACACCGTTTAAAAAAGGATAAGTAACTCCAATACCTCCACTATCAACAAAACCATATGGGTATAAATCCCTCCATATAAATAAATTTTTGGTGGTTGAAAAATGTGAATAATCCGGAATTCCGACAACGCTCCTAATATCACCATCTTCAATATAATCCGAATAAACTCTTGTTGTTAACACATGATGTGGTTGATAATAATACCCAAGTTGATTTGCCGTATTTACACCAATCCTAAATGAAAAAGGATTAAAGGTTAGTTTATGAAATATATTAGAAATTACTCTTTCTTTTTGGTCATAATCATTCCATTCACAACAATCACCATCAACTATGTCTCCCTCTTTAATAGATTCGACATACGTAAAAGTTATTGGTCCTGATGCTGGTCCATACCCAGAACTAATTGGTGTTGTATAAGACCCCATAGGAAAATCAGTGTCCGAATTACTATTAGAATTACTCCACCAATAATCAGGAGCCCCAAAAGAATTAAGTGGTAAGTTAAATTCCCAACCTTGTTTTAATCCGTAATAACTACCTGAACCGTTGGGTATTCCAAACATCCATCCAAAATAACCTTTATATATAACGGTAAAGAATAATTCAGTAATCGGTCTTTTTTGGTTATCTCTAATTGGGTTAACTCTAATATCTTTATTAAAAGATAATGTGTATGATTGTGACCCTTCTTTAACCGATACTCGCGCAACTTTGTCAGGAGTAAATCCGCTACTCTCATATTTTTTCTTTTCTCCAAAAATATTTTGTTCAAATCCAGCTTTAACTAATACCGCGTTTTCCGATTCTGTTAATATTTTATTTTTTCTAACATAATATGTTGAAATGGTGTCCAACTCATTATCTTGTAAAATTACCCTTTTGGCGGTTCCCGTTACACCATCATCAAAAGTTCCACCTAAATATCCAACATCAATTATATTAAAAACGTATTCTTCACTACCAAAAGTACTAACCCCTAAAGAATCTATTTGGAATAAGTCGGTTCCATTATAAGAGAAACTTAATTTAACAAATTCTCCAACCGACATCCCATGTTTAACAGGACATCTAAATGAAACGGTATTTCTACCATTATATACAGTATTCTCAATAATAAACGGTATACCATCACCAACAATCCAATTTAAAATAATATTAGTTTTTTTATCGGTAGCCCTCATTGGTTTTGTATAATCATTTTCATAACCATAACTAACAAAGAAATTCCAATTGTAACTTGATGCACTTTTTGGTATAAAAGTTAGATGTTCGTTCGGTGGTTGTGTATATCCACTAACATTATAATCAGTCCTAATAAAATCAAATTCATTGTATTGAGGAACCCCTGTCCATGAGATTGTTGTTGCTCCACTGAGACATTGTAAGGCAGCCGCTGAAGCAGAATTCAAATAATATAAATTATTTTCAAATGGGGGATAGTTGGTAAATCCTGAATACACGTTTTGGAATAAAAGTGAAAATTTACATGTAGGTCTGATAATATCAGAATTTTGTCGTTCGTCATCAAAAACCTGTTCTAAATCCACATCAATACTTCTATCGAACTCAACATTTTCTTTCGCTGTCTGTATTAACGGTACATTGAACAGTAATGTTGTGTTAGGTGCGGATTTATATCGTAATGAACCTAAAATTACTCTTATATCTTGTCTATTTCCCATATTAATCAGTTATTATTTCGAATCCAATCCATTTAATTGCAAACCTATCAAATGACGTTTTACCTTTTTTAAGCCCAAAATAAAAGTGGTATGGAGCACCTACAGTAATAATTCTACTAATAGGATTACTAAATGGAGCGGTATTAGGGTCTTGTGAAGTAAAATTAGGGTTATAATTACCCAAACTATCAACAGAATAAATGTATCCTTTATAGTCTTTGATTAAAGTACTACCGTTTGTTCTAAAGTATCTTGAGTTTTGTTCTATTCTATCTAAGGTCTGATATTTGTGAGTAAAAAATTCTGTATTTAGAGTATTAGTGTACCAATCATTACTTTGTGAACCAAAAATACTATACGGAAATGAACCTTCTTTTATTTCCCACTGATAAAAAGGTACGGATTGTGTAAACACATTAAAGTAATTGAATGCACAGGTGTCGGTAACCATTGCTGAGTCATTAATAATGGTTCTTTTAGGACTAATAAAATCTCTAACCTGTGTGTCAGAAGAAAAGAAAATCCCAATAATACCATCTGCAACACCCCCACCATTAAAGAAAATTGGGTCTTGAGCTCCAATAATTGACGGATAATTAGCCGACTCAAAGTCCGCAACACCTAACTCTGAACTTATTGATATCATTTGAGCGTAATCCGCATCAACAAACAGTTTAGTTCTTTGGTTAAAATATGAAAGAATGTTTCCTCCTCCAGCACCTAATAACTGTTCCAAAAAACTTGTACTCGCTAATCGACTAATAATAAGTAGATTTAGTATTTCCGAAACATCGGTAAAAGTTGTTGACCCCATTTTCTTAACAACGTACCCATCATAATCATCTGACATAACAATCTCTTGAAGAAATTGACTTCTAGGACCTAAATCCATAATAGTTGTTGGAAATTTTAAGTTCTTAACATTCCCTTTATATGCCGAATAGTCTGGTGCATCCGCCCCAATAAATTTGGTACCATCCCAAGGACTACTTCTATAATAGAAATTATTTGTTGGGTGTAGAATCACAGTATCCCTACAATATACACTATAAGGAGCGTTTGGTGGGGTTGAGGTAGGACTTGTAAAAAATCTATCGTTTTTGATATTGAATGCGTATAATGTTCCATTAATCCAATTGTTTGTGAAAATATGTGACCAAACATCTCTACAAGCACCAAAGGTAATTTGTATTCTTGATGACCATTCTGCGACTATTTTAATATCTTTACCTAACGATGAGAAAATTTTTGTTATTGTTATATAACAACCATTTTCCATAATTAATTCATTGTTTGATGTACCATTTTCATAACAAGGGTTTGGTGACGGATAATAATTAAATTCATTAGGTACAACGTCATTATAACATCCTAACGGTATCATTGTATTACAATTAAACGTATCTAAAACAGACCCCGTCATTGTTGATGAATCTACTGGGTCAGGTCCTGCCTCAGCGACAGATGGTGTGTTACTTTGAATTCCTTCTGTATTGGTTACCGTTCCATCATCACCAATTTGGTATGCGGAAAAATTAGCGTTTTGTTGTAATGCGTAACTATTACCCGCATTATCAAGGGTTAACGTTGATGTCGGAAGTCTATCAGACCTCATAATAATTTGTCTACCACTAGACCCTAGGTTACTGTAAAAATACGTGCCAGAATATCTTGGTGCGTAATAATACCCAATAATTGTTGGTGGTGTGATACTGTTTACAGGTATATAGACTTCTTGTAACATTACCGAACCACCGTCAACGATTTCATTTTCAAAATACCCTCTATTATCAGGCGGCGGAGGTGTGTAACTATTAACCGAAGAAATAAAATATTGACTAGTAGGTGAGGATGAACAATACGAACCAGAACCACTAATACCATCCCACTCTATTGTGAAACCATTATAAGGACTGCCAAATAGTTTAATCGAATAAGCATTATCTAATCCATCTTGACAAGCCACAGATAATTGTGGCGCACTTAACGGTGTAAAAGTAGGTATACTATTATCCAACGATGAATAATAACTTGGGAAATTTGACGTGAATGACGAAAATGATGCGGGTCCCGATAATGCTGGTTGGAAGTGGAACGATTTGTAATAAAGATATTCCGAAGTTACCGCATCAATTAAGGTAACATCACCTGTCATTGTATGTCTAACCGATTTTACCCCACCTTGAATAGGATGATTTAATTTGTACTGGCCTGTAACCGTTTTTCCTGCGGTTCCCATTGAGTATCCTAATAAAACACTTAAATCATAACTATTCTGACATCTTGAGGAATACGGGTCAACCCCTCTAACCATTATCACTATAACTTGTTTATCGGCATCAATAAATATTGATAAAGGATTATAATATAATGGTGATGGATATTGAGCACAGTTATCGGCAGACAAATATGTAAACGTCATATTATTATACAAATACCTTTTATTTAGACTTAAATCACTTGCGGAAGGATTACATGCTCCTGAAAAAGTATTATAGGTCATTGCGGTAATAACTTGAAAATATTCTACGTCCATAGGGAACTTAGCGTAAGTCGCGTCATCCGGGTCTTGGGTTATTTGATATAAAGAGTTCAGAGGTGATATAGTACCACTTCCGTCTGGATTTGCATAACTTACTTGAATAGTACTACCTGGCAAATCATTAATTGAAGTTCCCGTAATACTCCTGGTACCGTATTGGTTGTAAGGTGTAAAACCCGTTAAATTTACATCCTGAGATAATGAAGGGTCTTGGAAAGAAATGAGTTGTCCCACAGGAAAATTCGCCAATTGACTTGCTTGACATGAGATAACCACAACATTATCATAATGGTATTTTGTTGCGGAAGCATTTAATGATGTGTCAAAAGTAACTTTAATTCTATTATACCCACCACCAGGGTTTACTCCACTAAAATCATCAAAGTATTTCGCTTTGTTATTAAATAAATTTATTCTTTCAGCTAAAGTAATACTTGATGTGAACATATATCTATCATCCCCATTTGAGTCTTGTCCATAAGTTTTTAAAGAGGGTACTAATGACTGTGATGTAGGGTTAACAGTATCAATCCCTTTACCTGACATCATCGAAGTAAATGCGTTAGGGTAAGTAGCAGTTGGGTCAAAATGAATAAGATTATAATTTGTTGCGTTATCATATTGAGATAAAACACCATTAATTCCTGAAGTAGCAACAATTTCTTCAGTATTAACTCCTTCAGCGGAATCATCTTGAACATCTCCATCAATAGTATCACCCTCCTTACACGCACATAACTCACAATCGGGATAAGATAAATTAGGTAAACGTAAATGAGTAAATGTTTTCCATAAAGTTACCAGTTTTTTAATTAGATTCTTCATGTCTTTAAAGTCGGGACAAGGTCCAAATTCTATACCCGCACCAAAAACATTAATAACATCTATAATTGCGCTTATAATGGGACATATAAAGGCGATTATACTAAAAACAATTGCCACAACAACCGCTAAGATTGGCCCTAAAATATACTTCAATAACCAAGCTAAAATATGTGAAATAATTAATAATAAAATGAGAATAGGTTTAAAAACAAACATCATAATAACAAATAAAAGATATATAATGTCAAATCTTAAAAATGAATCGTTTGTTGGAAATTTAACATTTTCACTTTCACAAGAATCATCCAAAATGTTTTTTATTGTTATCATTCTATTTGGAAGATATCCTTTTCTATATTGGTCTATCATCTGTGACACGGTATACACTTTGTTATACAACATCTCATAAAATGTGTCCTCACAATTAATTGCCGCCTGTACGTCAGCATAATCATTCCAATCTAAACTAAAGGCATATGACTTAATCGCAGTGGCATATCCAATACCTGTTTTTAATGGGTCAGTATCAGAAGTTGTCCACCCATATTCTCGAACATTAGGAACTAAAAAATAACCTCGTTTAATTGCCTCACTTAATGAAGGTGATTGATTCCACTTAACTTTAAATCGATACTTTCCTTTAGTCGGTATACCTTTATTAGGGTCATTCGATAAAACTCTTTCACCAAATTCATTTGTTATGATATAATCCAAATTCATCGGAACATCTATTAACCAAGTACCATTTTCATCAATAACTTGTCCTCCACTTTCTAATGAAACAGTTTCTAAAATAGGTTGTCCATTAATATCTTGAGCAATGGTTTGTCTTATCGCCAAAATTTCTCCAGGACCCGCAACTAAACTACAGAAGTTACCTTGTTTTAATTTTGGTTTACAACTTCTTTTTTGGAATTGAGTTTCAGCATTTGATATAATTGACCCCATAAAAATTGATGTTGGAGTTATGGTAATATTTGCCTCATCAGTTAAATCAAAGTCGGTTCTTGTCACACCTAAATTACACACCTCAGGTTGACCCCATAATGGTTCAACTTCTATAACACGGTTAATTGTGACAATCTGAGGTAACTCATTTAAATTAGCAGAACTTTTAAACTTTGTTCCCGCAACTTGAGCGGGAGTGGCAACACCCATCCGAATTAAATCTTGAGGCGATAATGAAAATTCTCCAATATCTGATAAATCAACATCGACATGGATTGTTTGTGACCCAGTAGGAACACCAAAAATCATGTAATCACCACTATCGTTAGTTTTTGCAGTATATTTAAAGTACTTGTCATAAACTTCAATTAATGTCGGGTCAACTAATACATCATGTTTATCGAAAAAAGTTCCTGTGGGAGAGTGATTACTATATGACGGTAGATATGGTAATAAATTATATCTATATCCGTCTTCATTTAATTCAGATAAAGTTTTATAGGGATATAAGTCAGAAATGATTGGATTTGTGATGTCTTCGTTAGTTAACGGAATAAAGACTGATACTTTGGCGTTAGGTATACCAAAACCATCATTTGCACTAACCCTACCAATAATTACTCCGTAATCAGAACACTGTCTTGTGTAAATTTGACTCTGTAATACTTTAAGTGATAAAATTTCAAGATATTCAAATTCTTGGTCAATTAAAACCTTAATTGACTTATCTACACCTATTTGAGTTCTTATTCTATATGAATTCGACATTATTAATCTTTTTTGATAAATAGTTTATATGCTACTTTCAAAAAGATAAATCATTTTTTAATAAAATAAATTATCAGGAGAAATTAACTGTTTTTAAATTCTTAACCCTTACATTGATGTCTTTACCCGGAAATCTGACTTGGTATGTCTGACTTGGTTCGGCAAAAATTGTTTCATCAATCAAATCAATTTCTCGTGTTTCAGAGTCTAAATATTTTTGGGATGTTTGAGATGATGAGTATTGTCCTCCGACTTTATTGAATACTTGTATACTTGAAACCGAGATTACCCCATTCTCACTTTGTATTTGTCTTCTAATTTCTGAAATATAAACATTTTGACCCATCTGTCTATGTGAAGGGTCAAAATAAGTTGACACTATATTAACAATCTGTGAAATTACCGCCCCTTGATTTTGACTATTATCTAAAACAACGTCAAGGTTCATAGATAAATCAATAACACTCGCAGTCTCAACTGAGATATAATCATTAATCATTCTATAGTTAGATAAGTAATTCGCAACATTATTTTTTAAAGTATTCGACACGATTTCAGTTAATTTACCCGAATCATCGTAAGATAACATTTTAATTTTAATCTTATTATTTTCCTCAGTAATTGCCGCTTTAGCAGGTGCTCCGAATTGTGATGGCATTGTTCGAATTAAAGAATCGTAATCGTTTACAGTAACCGCTCTATTTTGTGCTGAAAAATTAAAACTAACTAAATTTCTAACTTCTTCCGTTGTTGGAGACGCAGCCCCACCAATTGCCGCAGTAACATTAATACAACTTAATGAGTTAACAACACTTGTATTTACAGAATCTGATGGACCATTAACAAAGAAAGAAACCGTACCAATTTGTGTGATAACATTAACACCTAAATTACTTCCTGTACCACCACCAATTCTATATTGTATAAACATAGTTGTATTAGCTTTAACCGTACTACCTAACGCTAAGTTATTAGAGTACTTGTAAAGATTTAAATTATATCCGTTTCTTGCGAATTCTCGTAATTGTTCATCAGCCGATTGTGTACCACCACCGAAAGTCATTTTCATAAATCCTTCAGGAGTATATTCAGTTATAAACTTATCACTTGTTGTAATATACCTACCAACTTTAATTCCAGGTTGGTCAGAAACTTTAGTGGGGTCCTCAATGAAAACTCTATCCTCAATTAATGCTTTAACCTCATACCATCTATTATCTAAACCTAAAAATTCTTGTGATGAAGGCATGTTAGCATATTGTGTGCCGTCTTTTAATAAAACACTTGTTACCCCTAAAACATTTTTTTCAGGTAGGAACATTTCAAAGAATGGTTTAACATCGTTAGGTGTCATCACTCTTTTATAAACTTTAGTAATACCATTAACAATCGTCTCTCGTTTTACAATGGTATAATTAAGTAATTTATTATTTGAATCGAAATTAGGTATTTTTAATCTATTTGGGAATCCATCTGCATTAATTGCCGACGCAAAATCAATATCGTAAACCGTTTCAAATACTTGACCCGCACCACTAACTTGTGAACCTCTTCTTAAAATACCACAATATCTTAAATCTTCTTTATCCCCAAAAGCAGGTACTGTAATCGAAAAATCGACTAAAGCAACTGAAGGTCTTTGACCCGGCACTTTTAATCCATATGTTCTTGCAATATTAAAGATTGATGACCTTTGTTGGGCGTATTGTAAAACAGTTTCCTGAATACTTCGGTCAATATTGAATTGTAAGTTATCACTAACTGCGGCGTTTAAGTCCAATAACGCTGAGAACACTGACGCATCATTAAAATTGTCAATTAACTCGGGATAGTATGTTCGGGTAAAATTAATTAACTCAGTTCTTATTGACTGAAAATCCCTTGTCGTATACGATATTTTTTTATTAGCCATATATTATTAAATATTAATGATTACGAAATCACTCTGATTAAATGCCGAATCTGTAATTATATAATCAATTTTAATTTTAGCGGTATGTTCTTTCTCACTTATACCAGGAACTCGATAAACTCTTACGTCTCCTTGGACGTAGGTTCCTTTATCTTCTTCCCCATCAGACGCGGCAGTTACACTTATTTTTGTTATAGTAATTCCTGGAATATATTCAGAAACCGAGTCTCTTATTTCCGCTTCAATATCTGAAAATGTCGGACCATCCATAGGTTCAAAAATATACTCATAAAGTCTTGTCCCAAAATCAGGTAAATAATATCTTGTACCTTTTCTAGTTAATAATAAATGAATTAAATTTGCTCTAACCTCTTGGTCACCATCTTGTGATAACGAAAGATAATTACCTTTTAAAGAATCTCTAAAAGGGAAGTTAATTCCATATGTTTTTCCTTCTGCCATATACTATAAATATAGTGTTACAATATTTTCGGTGAATAGATATAAAATAAAAAATCACGACATATGCCGTGATTTTCTTATTAGTAATTATTTTATATTAAGAACCACATTTCCTTTTTTGTGTTTTGGTTCATATGGACAATGTAAACAACCATTCCCACAACAACTACCCCTTCGTTTATGATAACTTTCCGTCATCACTATTCTACCTTGTTCCCAATAAAAATCGGTAGGTAAAAGTTTGTTTTTGGGAGTTATTTCTTTAATATGTAATCGGACAATCCAATCGTTAGATGCGTTTATATTCATTTAATTCTTCTTTCTCTGATTATAAAACGCTAACAATACTTGGTATGTTATCGTTACATTATTTCCCCACGATATTTTTACCTCACTCATTTTAAAGATTATTTTATCTCACATCCATCAGCCCCACAAGCGATTTCACCACTTAGGTTTGTTTCATCAGAATGTTCAACAACTTTAGTTAAATCAATCGAATGTAATTTTGAATAAAGTAATTCAAACTCTTCTTTTGTACAATCAGTGAATGGTGCTTGGATGTAAGAACCATTATCGTAAGGTAATACTGATAATCCATTATAGAAATCACGATTATTCCAAAACCATTCTCCCACTAACCCCCAATCTTCCGCCTTCAAACTAATTGTTGCCGATACGTTGTGCATATTTGAACCTCCTCTATGTCCTGGTCTAACCCACTCTTGAGTTACTTTTTTAACTCTTTCCAATAATTGGAATGGACTTTCCGTTCTTAATATCGCTCCTTCAGGTGCCTTTTGCGGTACCGAAATTACTGCAGTATCGTGAGGTCTAAAGAATTCGTCTTCAACTAATTCAGGGTGAAACTTACTCAAATATTGGTAAATAGACTCATTTTTTCCAACACGAATTCTTCTGATATAATAATCGTTATGCCAAGCATGAATTCCTGAAGATGTACCTAAAGTTAATGATGTTGTTCCCGCAGGTTTTACTGTCGTAGTTCTTGCAGATTTATTAATACCAATTAATTTAGCCACTCTTTCGTTTTCTTCTTTAACAATTTTTGCCGACTCTTTCATGTTATAACCTAAAACTACTCCAGAACCGATTCCCGTCATAGAAACACCGATTAATGCGTCTTTCTCAGTTGTTCTTTTCCAAATATCTCTTAAATAATGGAAGTTAGTGTAACCCGCTTGTAATGTCCCAATAAAAGCCGCCGCTCTAACACGGTTATTTAAATCTTCTTGTGATTCAATGTCAGAAACATTTACTTCACATAAATTACAAAACTGATTAGGTCTTAGTGCGATTTCACAACAAGGGTTTGTTCCCCAATCTTTATCATTTGTAAAATAAATTCCTGGTTCACCTGCTCCTGACGCCTCAATACGTTTCCATAAATCCATGAAAAATTCTTGGGTAATTTTATGTCTTAATAACGCCGCTGAGTTATTTGCTCTACCTCTTTGTGGATTTGTTTCCCACCAATTACCTGACTTACAAGAAATCATTTCTTGGTCATCAGCACTAAACAATGAAATTAATGCCGCTCGTCTAATACCTCCTGCAAGAACTGCGTCAGCAATATGACAAACCATATCATGAACTTCAATAGGTGTTAATCTGTCTCCATCTTGTTTTGATTCTAAAATTCCTTTTAATTTATGTAAACAATCTTTAAGTGGTTGAGGTCCTGGTGCTTTTCCTCCTGATGTTACAAGTTGAGCTCCTTTCTGTCTGATATCTGAGAAATCAAAATCAGGTGTTGATACTTGTTCTCCAAAATAGGATTTGAATAATACTTTAATTGCGTCCGCCCATCCTTCGATTGAGTCCCCAATTAAGTATCGTCTTTTTCTGTTCTCACTTGGTTTTCTAACTTCAGGTAATTTTTCTACGTGGTGTTTTTGTACTGAGTAACCAACACCTGTTCCACCTAATAATAGGAACATCGATTCAGAAAATGCGTCCAAGTGGTCGATTGGTAAATAAGCACAGTTATAAATTCTGTTTGGTGATATTTCAATTGGTTTTCCACCAAATTGCATTGACCTCATTGAGGGTAATACTTTCTTATCATACACCAACTTATACACCTCTTTAATCTCACTTTCAAGTGATGGGTATTTTTTAATGTGCATGTTTATGTTTCGGGTTACTAATTCTTCCCAAGTTTCACGTCTGTTTAATTCAGGTACAAATTTTGCGTACTTCATATAGACTGTTAAGTCCGATAAAATCTTTTGTGATGCGTCCATAGTTCTACTAATTCTTATTTTTTTATTTTTTTGGTTATTGTTTTTCTCTTTCTTTTCTTTTATCAATCAAATCCTTAATTCGTTGTCTATTTCTTTCTTCTGTCTGTTCTTCAAGACCTAAGAATGTCACTGATGATTCTGTATCGATATCTAACATACCGTTATCAAATTTACAGTTTTCAAATACAACACCGTCATCACCAATTCTTGATTTAGTAATAGCAATTGTCGCCAATTTCATTTCTTTTTGTTGTAGTGATTTTGCCACGGAAATGATTACGTGTCCAACCTGAGCTTTCTTGATTGACCCACCCATTTGGTCTGTGGTAACTACCTCTGAAGATATTGAACTTCTGTTACCTTGAGTCGCAGTCCAACCAACTAAATCTAACTCATGACACATAGATTCAAAACCTCTCATAACCGAACCTTCTGACTTCCATTCGTCACCTAAATTTTTATCAGGCACCACACAATCAATATAATCAAGTAATACCATGTCAATCTTAATACCGTCAGCAATCATTTTTCTAATTTGTCCTTTGATTTGTAACATAGTTACGGTATCAGATGGTAATTTTTTAAGTATTAACTTATTCTCCATAGAATCTTTAATCTCTTTGACTTTAGCCATTACTTCTTCTTTCTTCGTAGTTAACTCATCAGGATGCACTTTCGTCCATAATGTGATATGTTTTCTTTGAATAATTTTAGGGTTGTCCTCAAAAAATATTTGTAGAACATTATAACCTAAATTAAATGCGTGATTTGAGATTTTAGTTAACAATGTTGACTTACCAACACCTGTTGGTGCTAATATTACACCGATTTCACCTCGTGCTAAACCACCTTTTAAGAGTCTATCAATACCTGGGATACCCATTGGTATTGGATGTCTATAATCTTCGTTTAAAACCTCATCTAAGTTGTTAAAAACGTCTTCCATACCATCTTGTCTCTCACCAACTTGTAACGCCTCTCTAACGAGTGTTTCCAAAGTATCGTAATTCTCAAACTCACCACCGTCAATTACTTTTTGAGCCTTTGTAATCGCCTTCTGCAATTCTTGTTGTTTACAGAATTTCAACGCTTTCTCTTGAACAAATTCTTGTCCATCAGTCGGAGCATCTTTAATTTTTGTTAAAGTATCTAAGACAATTTTAGACGCTAATTCTTGTTGTAGTTCTGATTTTGTAATTTGTTCTAAAGTATCAAACGTTGGTGTGTGTTCGTATTTAGAGTAATACTCCTTAACCATTTGAATAATTATCTTAAAATATTTATTTTCAAAATAATTATTCTCAATTACATCAATAATTGACCTTGAAAAGTCTTTATCAACGATGATTTGGTTTAATAATTGTATCTGAAAAGTGCTTCCTAGATAATCAAAATTTTTGTTTGACGCCATGTGTGTTTAGTATTGTTTAAAATAAATATTAGACATTAGTCGGAATTCCAAGGTACTCGTACGTTAAATTTTCTCTTGAAAAAATGTCAGTTAATTCCGAAAGTATACTTTTTATATGAGGGCGTATGTCTACGGTGTATCTTATCTTTGGCGGGAAGATTTTTGCATCCATCTGTCTATGACAAATTGTCATGTCTCCATCCTTAATAAAAATGTTAAATTTTTCAGGACCGTCAGTATTTGATGTTTCAAGCATCATTGGGTTATGTGTAATCTCGTAAGAATTCTCCAACAAATAAATTGTCGACTTCATTTTTAACTCATACTCTAAAGATTCTTTTAACTCATAAAGATACTCATATAACTCAAGCGAATTTTTCGCATCAGAGTTATAATTTCTTACGTTAAAAAATCTTTGGACAATGATGTTGTCGTTAACCATCATTAAAAATTCTAACTTTGTTATTTCTTGGTTTTTCATAATCATTATTATTTTTGTTTATAATTTTTCTTTTCTTTTCTTGTTAATTTTAAAAATGGGGTCAAGAAGTTTACCCAATTATTATCCCCTTTAGGTAGATACTTAAAAAACCCATCTTCCATCATCATTTTAATGATATTCCTATGTCCTCTCCCATCTGGGTCTAAAGATTCTGTATAATATAATTCTACGAGTGTTTTACCTTCATCGGTAATTAATGGGTTTGATAAGTCTACAATTTTTTCATTGATTTCAAAAAATTCGTTTCCGTAAATTCCTGTTTTTGTTTTTCCTGACAAAAGATTTTTTAATACTGTATTGTCTTTATCCTCAGACAACAATCTTTCAGCCTTTGATAAAATATCGGTTATATTAACCGTTTCGTCAAGTATCTCAGGAAATAATTTAATTAAAGTTTTTTCCCCTAAATAATAAATTCCATCAATATTATCGGACTTATCTCCAGATAATATCTTATAGGTTTTTACGTTCTCATGTGGAATGGAATAGTCGTAGATTTTGATTTTATCCCCGTTCTTATACGTTTGTTTTGCCGATGGGGAATAGACACTCACCTTATCTGAAATAAGTTGTGTAAGGTCTTTATCTGACGAAAAAATGGTTTTAAACTCGTTGTGAGAAATCTGACAATAGTATGCGATTAAATCATCAGCCTCGTTGTTAGTAATGTTTATCTGTCTAATAAACATCTCTTCTAAATATTGTTTTACCCTTTCGTTTTGATACTGAAATGAAGTCTCTTTATAAACATTAACTTCCTTTACTCTATTTTCTTTGTATCTAGGATAGAGAAGTTTTCTACTTAAAGAATTATCATCTCCATCCCAAAATACAACTACCTTATCAAAATTTTGTTCTTCAATAAATCTTCTGATAGTATTTAAAAAATGCCATATACCACCAATATGTTTACCATTATGATAAAAATCTTTTACCCCATGAAATCCAATCTTAAGGAGGTTATTCCCATCGACTAATAATGTTTTTATCACTTATGTTGGTTTATAGTTATGACTGTTCTCTTTCTTCTTTTAAATCAAAATCACCATCTGTTCCAATGATTTCTTTCCAATAGTCGGCGTACTCTTTCTTGTATTTTTCGATAGATGCTTTTTCTTCTGTTGCTTCTTTTCCCGCAATAAATCCATGAGGTGTTACGATGATTTTTCCATCTTCATAACCTAAACCATTAATATGGTTTTTCATTACAGATACTTTAGTTCTTGACGCAAATTTAATTGTTCTTTTATCTTTAGTTGCGGTTATTTTAGTTGTCCCAGCACCTTTTTGATTACCAAATAAAAATACTAAAGAAGAGTTTAACCAAATAGCCTCACCACCCTTCGCTTTAATCTTAGGTTGTCCAAATGGATTATCGGGTAATTCCACCCAAGGTTGGTTCACTATAATTAAAGTGTTTTCGTATTTTGAATCAGCCTTACGACTTCCTGAAATACGTTGGTTAATACCCATACCTATTTTATCGGCTAATGTAGAGGCGTTATGTTGCTTCCCACCTTTTCCTTCAAAAGTCATTTTACAAGGTACAGAACCAACTGAATCCCACATAAAACATAAACTGTAATCTAACTCTCCTTTCTCTTGAGCATCCAATAAACTATTGATGTAATCTGTAATTTGTTCAATATAACTGAAGTTATTATTGAATATGTAGAATCCGTCCCAATCTAATTCTCCCGTTCCTTCGTCAACCACTTGCTCACAGTCAAAACCCATTAGTTTTGCGTGCTCAAACGACCATTTTTGTTCCGTAATAATAAACACAGGAAGTATACCTTTCTTTTGAGCATCAACCGCAGTCTTTACCAATGCCGTTGTTTTTCCTGTATCTGAGTGACCTAAAAACATATTCAAATGTCCTATTGCGGGTCCTGGTAAACCGACCGCATCTAAGAAATCATTACCCAAATCAAAAAACCTTTGGGGTTTATATTTCGCAGACGTTGAGAATTTATCTTTAATTGACTTAAAGTCATTTTTCTTAATTGCCATATTGTCTATGTATTTGTTAAATGTTTTGTTAAAAAATAAAAACTTGGACATATACATGGACACAATGTCCTAGTAAGTGTCCAAGTTCAATAACTTAAAATGGGAGGTCTTCGTCAGGTGCACTATTTGCTTGTAAATCAGTTGTCGGTTGTTTTTCAGATTTACCCCCCATAGAAATTTCTGACTCATCAGAGTTTCCATATGAGTATCCACCTTTGTCACTATCCCAACGTGGAGTTTCTCCTCGTGCAATTGCTTCAAGATATTCTACAGGTTTTTTAGAATAAACGTCAGACCAAGTAAGTTCATCTGTAATCCAAGATTTTGCAGTATCAGCATCTTCGTGAACAGGTCCTGCGTCTTCATACATAACAGTTTGGATAACTGTGTAAACCGCCCCTTTTGGGGTTTTTGCTTTGGTTAATTCAAGGATAATGTCACGACCTGTTGTTGCGTCTGTAATATCACCTTTAGCTCTCCAAATAGGAATAATTTTGTCAAGGATTCCTTCGTTTTTGTAATTGTGTTTAAAACGCCAGAATTTAACTCCGTCCGCCTCATTATCACGGTCAATTACTTTTACGATGTAAAATTTACGAGGTTTGTATTGTTTAGCAAGTTCCTTGTCAGAATCTCTGCCCGTAGACATAAGTTCTTCGTTAACTTCACTCAAAGGTGAACGTTCGTTGTCATTCTTGCCTGGGTCAAATAACTTTACCCATTTTCCATCCACTTGAATCTCATGGAACCATACTTCTTTAAAAGGTGAAGAACCATCAGGTGTTGGTAAGATTCTTAATCTTTTTTGACCTTGTTTCTCGTTATCCTTAAGGATTGCCGCGAAATACTTTTTCAATCTATCTTCTTGAGATATTTTTGAGGTGGAAGTATAACCACCTTGTTTTGATTGTTCGTACTGTGCTAGTACCGAATCTAGGGATTTGTTTGTCGCCATATAATATAAGTTTTAATTGTTTACTAAGTATAAGTGTCAGCCTTTGTTTTGTCAAATAATTTAAAGAAAAAAAAACGGTCACTTAAGACCGTTAATTTACTTTAATCTCGAAAAAGTATCGATATCGGTGTCGGTGTTTTCAAAGTTTCTAAAACTTTTTTTAATATCACCAGGAGAATATGCTTCAACATCATCTTTGGTTAAAATATACTCATTTTTTCCCGACTTTTCCATATCTTCTTGTTTATCTTCAAAAAAATCGGTTAGTTTTTGATTAAATGGTCCTGAATCCAAACTTCTCAATTCTAATTTTTCTTCAGGGGTTTTTACTCTATATTTTTCAACCTTAGTTTCAAGGTCATTTAATTTATTCATAATTGAATCCATATCAGAAAGTTTACTCTCTAAACCTTCAAGGTGCTTAAATAAATTATCAAAATATTCTTCTTGTTTTTTCTCAACATTTTGTTGTGATTTAACTAAATCAGTTATATCAAGTTCTTTAGACTTTTTAGTTTCACCTCCAAGTTTTTCAACGTCAGGGTCAGATGAAACATCTACAGATTCAGGTGGAACATCCCCTCCAACAGGTGGTGGTGGCATTGCTCCCGCAACAGGTGGCGGTGGAACTGCTCCCGCATCAGGTGGTGGAGGAACCGCTCCTGCGTCAGGCGGTGGTGGTAATGTAGCATCTTGCTCAGTGATATAATTGTTAATACTCTTATATCTCATGACTTCATTTAAGATTTTTACGTCTATTTTCATTTTCTTATCCATTTAATAATTGTTTTACTCCAGTAGTTGTCTCAACTTGGATTTTTTTATTTTTAGACATAGTATTGTCCACTCTTTCGATTAGACCGTCTTTCATTCTGATTGTATAACAATCTCCTGTATCTAAATCACAAACTTGCTTATTACCGTCACCTAAATCTTTTTCGGTGTGTCGAGTATTTTTACCTAAGTAGTTATCTAAAATTAATTTTGTATTCATAATTTCTTTTTTATATAAATATCTTTATTCTGTTAAAAATTTTTAAGTAAATTTAAATGTTACTGGAAACAATTTATAAAAATCAGTTCTGCTAGTGTCAGTAGTTGTCCCGTCAGCTAAAACGGGTTTACTTAACACAGTAATACTAAACGAATAGGTCCCTTTAATATCTGCCGATGATGTACTAAGAATATTACACCCTACCTCCTCTAATAACGTCTCAATATCTACCGTAAAAGTTTGTTTGTTACTTGAAATTAACGAATTAAGATTATTAAATCCTGCTCCAGTCCCACTACCATCCCCACATTCAGAATCAATATTATAATCGAAATGAGCTCCAAATATATTATATAACCCTGTTGACCCATTAACCGTAACCGTTAACTTTTCAAACATTGGCGGATTTGCCACAGTATAAGAATTAACACCATTTAATGGTACAACAGTATTAGATGGTACGGGTGTTGGTGAAGGTGTCGGTGTTGGTGTCGGTACTATCTGCGAGACTCCATTCCAAATATCTAAAGATTTTTGAACTTTAGATTCAATATTAGATAATTGAGTTGGGTCCATAGTGGTGTAAACATTTGAATCATTTTGTTTTGCCCCAAAATATAATATCCAAAATTTAGTAATCTCTTTTGCCGAATTATTAGGTAAAACAACCATACTGTTTTTCCATTTTTCTAATAAAATTGTAATATTATTAGTTAAATCATCAAACAATGCGTATGGTAATGTTGTTGTGTCAGATTTTAAACAAAAATAATTTTGTGCTCCGAAATATGTTGACGGTTTTTCTCCCCAATATTTTGATAAGTCGATACCCGCAAAATTATTTTCATATGCTTCAAACCCTGTCGAAGTTCCTGACTCTAAATATAATGCTGCAAACACCGCGTATTTTAATTTACCATCATCAGGAATGTTTCTAGAGGATAATAAATTAACTATCGTATCCTTAACCTCTTTAAAAGTTACCTTACTACTTTGTGGTGTTATTGGGGTATATCTACTATAGTCTGATGCGGGAGTACAAGCTTGTGTCTGTGTTAACTCTTTACTACCATTAGCGTTTGATACCACTTTATTTTTTTGAGATATAACGTTTCCACTTGCATCCTTAGTCAATTGTTTTTTCGCCTCTTTGTTTTTAGTAATAATCGATTGTAACAAATTTGTTTTAAGTGATTGTAAATACGCATCAATTTTAGGTAACGATGCAATAGGTTGTCTAACCCCTTCAATAATAGTATCAAAATTACCAGGACTTATATTATGATTAACACTTAATATCATATATGGTCCACTAAACATTGGGACATGTCTTAAGTTAAAATACATTGTAGGTTGTATCATAGCGTTACCCATCATAGTTATTTGACATCCATAACTCCTATTTTTATATAAATTATATAAAGATGTACTTTGTGTTGACCCTTTTCTACCTCCACCTTGATTTGCCATCTGATTTAGTATTTCCATCCCTTCCGCAGTCGCCTTACCAGCACTTTGGTCTACTTGGAAACTTTTAAATATCTGTTGGTTTTGTGGTCCAATATCAACATTAAATCCGACCACCTTATTAGATTTATCCCAATCTTTTTTACCCACTTGATTTTCGACTAACGGATTATCACTAGCTCTACGTAAATCAAACGCATCATTTCTATAACGATAATCAACATTATTTTTTAAATCTAATTGTTCACTTGGTTTACCCGCATAAAAACAAACCAATTTTGAAGAGGAATCCCTATAATCAACATTTAAAAAGGTGCCAAACAAATTATTTGCAAAGTCTGCGGTTCCATCAATTCTTGGTATTGGGTTTTTCACCGCATTTTGTACGTTATAAAAATTAATATATGATGGGATATTCATTACCACAAAATGATTTTCAATTAAAATACTTTGGACAAAAGATAACATAGACGCTTTTACAGGTAAGTTTAATAATCTATCCTTTAATTTGTAAACATCGATTAAAACTTTTTCTCCAATATTCCTACTCGCCCTATCTAATAATAAAACGTCTTCAAATAATGTTTTTGTTTTAAAATCATTTCCTGAAATCCATTTATCATTTAAGGCTTTAAATGTTTCCCATAATTCAACTTTAGGTTGGTTTCCTTGTAAATCAGACTCGACTTGACCTTCAGTACCAATTGTTGTTGTGGGTAACGATGATTGTAATTTAGGTATTAAATTATTAACGATTTTTGATTGAAAATTATTAATATCCAATAAATAATTTGTCATCGCTTTATAAAACGCCCCTTCACCCGCTTTATTTATTGGGTTAGGTACTTGGGGATATTCATCTTGTCGAGCAAACACCGTTTCAACAATGAATTGTTTATCAGTAGGTCCTGTAGATAAAGAACCAAAGAATGCAATGATGGTTTCATTTATTAATGTTTGAGTATTACCTGTGGTTGTTGGCAAAATGCTTGGTAAACTTTCATACAATATAACACCCTCTTTGTTTGATAAATATGAAATTTTTTGTGGTCCAACTTGTCTAACCGTAATTGTGTCTCCACTTAAAAGAGTGGTAAATGAAACTTTTTTACTTGGTGATGATATCGGTGCGTCAGGTGGTGCAATCGGATTACTTTGAAATTGGTTTAACTTCTGAGTTGCATATATTTTTATTACTGTAGCAAATAATTTAATGTTATCCACCGTAAAAGCAACATTTAAATCCACAAAAAAATCCGTTATATAAGAACCATTGTCATCATAAACTAATTCAGGTATCTCTGAAAATCCCACATAGGTATATAATGTTGACCATTCATTAGGATAGTTTGTTTTAGATGTTATTAGTGACACTCCCCCACCATTAGTTGGTATTGCATTAGGTGTCATAACAGTATATGGTTCCCAAGTATATGGGTCAGTTAATGGTAATGATGAAAAAGTATAAAATAGTTTCTTATCATATAAAGACGGATTACCATATTTGAATACGACATCATAATTTAAAAATTGTCTTAAAATATTAGTTATATTATTTGTTTGGTCGTCTTGTATTTTTTTTACAATGTTAGACCCAATATCACCTGTCACCTTTGGTATCTTTAATAAACTTCTAAATAACATCTGAAAGTTTTTAAACGTTAGAGTGGTTTCAGTTTCAGGACTATTTGCTTGATTTGATATGGTACTTGAAACATCAGAAGTACTAACCCCCAATGCTCCCGCAATAGCGTTTGCCTGTCCAATATCGTTAGTTGAATTATTTGGAGTATAATCGTAAATTGATTTTGAGAATTTTAAAAACTCTGTTTCAAATCCATCTAAAACATCTTTTTCAAAAACAGATAACATTTCACTCATTTGTGAGTAATCCTTGTCAACACCATTTATTGAGAAATTTTCTTGTTGGCTTTGTCCTGAGAAAATGTGTTTCATATACGCAAACGGTGAGGGTTTTTTAAGTTTTGACCCATCAAAGTATCCGTAGTTCGGTGCTCCCCAAAATAATCTAACAGACCCATCATACATTGCTTGATTTGAGTTTACCTCAAATTTCATTTCGTATGACGACCCACTTGGTTTAAAACATTCATTTTTTGTTTGATTTAAAAGAGACCCTTGTGACGGCATCAAATATATATATTTTTTATCTAGTGTATCAACACTAACCGACCAAGGAATTATTCTTAAATCTCTTGATGGTATTGTTGGGTCAAACCCTTCATTAAGACTAATAATTGCATCATCAACGTAATTAATTGAAACTCCTGAGGTTATCCCTGATTGTATTGCACTATCAGTATACCCTGAAAAAACTTCATACCCTTGACAAAAGACATTGAAGTCGTTTATCAATTTAGGATAAAATCCTGTATTAATTAATGTTGAAATTTCAGACCCAATAGTGGTGTCTTTTTGTAATACAATATCGATTGGTGCTCCATTAATAATTAACCCATAATTTCGAGTATTTGCACTTGTTACAGGGTCAAAATTGGTCGTATAACTAAACCCTGTCCAAGAGGTATCTAATATATCAATATTTTTTTCAACATACATTTTATATCTATGCCAAATAGACCCAAACTTTAATATCCATGCGTAAGGTAATTTATGTACAGCACCAAATTTCTTAAGAGCCGCAAAAATATAATCTAAATCAGTTGTGGTATTATTATCATACGTTTTAAACTTCTCCCTCATTGTTGCCAATGGTAAACTATTAATGAAAAGATATGCAGAAGCGATGAATGGATGTTCATCATTATTTCTGAAATTTTTAACCCCCTCTTGAATTGAGTTGATAAAATATGGTGTATTCATTATTGAGGTAGTTTGGTTATCGCTAACCTCCCCACTATAGTTAAAATATCTAACATTCCCTTCAGTAATCAATTGAGTTTCAAAAGTTCTATTTTGATACCATGTTTTTAAATCCGTTGAATTAATAACATTTGGTGTTTGTCCTGCAAGATAAACAAAGTTAGTTATTGGTCGAATACTATTAGGGGTGTTTGTGGTAACAAAACTTGTTATTAATTTTATGTTTGGATTATATTTTAAAACTTTAGTAGTATTAAGAGCCCCGTTAGCATCTAAAATTGTTGTCCCATTTGCCAAATATGTTTTATCCCAAGTTCTATTAGTAAATGGAAAAGTATCACCTAAATCAAATTTGTTTGATGTTGTGGAATCTTCAATATATTCCGACATAGCGATTTCATTTGGCAATGAGACCGATGGTTGTGATTCAGAACTATTTAAAATATTCACATTAATAAATTGGAATCCTCCGTTTGTAACAGTATTTTTAATGTATGGAGTATTAAAAATTCCTCTAATATAGTTTTGCCAACTTTCTCCTAATCCGCTATTTGAGAATTGTCTTAAGATTGTTGGGAAGTTAGTCGCATTAAACCCATACTCTTTTAGTTTTTGAATAATAAAAGGATTATCATTTGATAAACTTTTAACAATGTTATTGTTTTCGGCTTCGGCAATCAGATTAGTAATCTTATCTGCATCCGATGTAAATCCATTACTCCTTGATAGTCTTGAGTAGTATGATGTTAAAATTATTCGTTCATAAATCTCAAAGAAAAATTTAACCTCTTCCTTATTTCCATAAACCCAATTTCCAATTGGGAATTCGATAGCATCTAATGAAACCCTTTGTGGTTGGGTCAATTCATTTGAGTTTGCCGTTGGGTCGGCAGGAGGTAATGTTCTTTCAGTAAAACCTTTAATAAACTCCTCCACAAATTCTATTTCTGGCCAAACATTGAATAAATACCCCTTACTTCGATTAATAATCTTAGGGTCACCTGGATAAGTAATTTCATATTTTTCTTGACCATCTTCTCCTGATGTTTCAACGATTAATTGTGGCCATGGATATACAGGTTCTTTAGAATTATCTCCCGAGGAAAGATTATCTGTAGATGCTCCCGCAACTTGTTTGTCAAAAATAATATCTTTTCGATATTTATTATCTCTTTGGTTCCAAGCACTAGTATGAACATCATCCATCAATCTTAAAAACGCCTCTCCATTAGCAAAAATAACCGCCAAAACATTTCTTATGTTTGGGACAAATCCAATTCCACTGTCCTTACTTTGTAATAACTTAGATAATGCTTCTGTTAATTCTACCTCAATCTGTTGTTCTTTTTCGGTTAATATTTTGGTTAACTTATCTATTTTATCAACAAATCGTTTATTCCCTTCAAAAACATGATAAACATAAATTGGTTGTTGTTTACCGTCACGGTCAACATATTTACCTGAATTAAAATTTTTATTCTTATCTAACTCTGCCTGTAGCTCGGTTAAATCAGTTGGGTCTAAAGGTTCTTTATCATTATTTTTTTCCTTAAATGTTGTTACTAAATCAACGTCATTTGATGTTATTTCTATTGTAAAATCACTATAATCAATATCACAAACTATTTGACATTGTTTGGTTTTATCGTCAATTTTATATGAACCGTTTTTACCAACAGAAGTATTTTCATTTAATTTTGTATTGTATTCCGCGATAAGTTTTTTTAATTCTGAAATAGCGGTATTTTGTTGTTGAAGAGTTTTAAATTCAGGTTTAAATGAATAAATTTTAGTATCACTATTATTTAAACTAACTCCACTTGATAACATCGACCCTTTCTTTAATACAAAAAAATTTTTCTTATCCATGTACTTATCAAACCAAGATACTTTATCAGCATAATAAACATCTTTTTGGTAGGCAATTAATTGACTTCTATACGTGTCAACATTAGTTAATGGGTCTAAATTTTGTTTACTAAAAGAATCTAAAATATTTTTAATAAAATTCTCAATCCTGTTTTGCATTTGAACAAGAGTCAATTCTGGAAAATCATCAGGAATTAATCCTTTAGTTTTATACTCACTATACATCTCCCTAACTTTTTGATATCCTCTTTCATAAATTGTATCGTCAACATTAGAAAATTGGCTTGCATTACCACTTGTTGTCTGTATTTTTACCCTTGATTTATACATGTGCGGAGCAGCAATTAAGTATCCCATTGACACTTCACTTAAAATTGTGTACTTGTAAGTTAAAAAATTCAATTCAATATGGAAATTACCTGAGCTAGTGTTATATCTCGAAGTAAAATCTTTTAACATTATCGGTAATCGAACTGCTTTACCATAATACCCTTTTATAGTTAAATAAAATAGTGGATACGGTAAATTAAAAAACGCGGCATAAGGTGAATTATCACCACCTTCAAATAACGCCCTTCCTTTTATGTCCTCCATAGATATATGAATGGTTGACATAAACGAAGTGTTTTGTCTTATAGAAATACTTGTAATACCTAACAATCCATTATCAGTCGAACCTGGTTTACCACCTGAGTTAATTGTTTGTCTGATATAAAAATCGGTATCGTTTTTAGGGTTGGTTACTGAGGTCTGTTTTGGTTGGTTAACTCCCTTCCCTTGAATGGTGTCTTTTCCTGTGAACTCATCGGTGTATTCATTATCCAAAAAAGTCTTTCCCGCAGGCTTTAAAAAATTCATAGACGCCACTGAAATAGTTTGGATGGCATCATTACTTGCGGTTCCCACGGATAACTTAGTCCTTGGAAGAACTTTACACTCCAAATTGGCATACATTACTAAGTCTTCTTGTCTAACATGTCTGTCAGAGGCAACACCTTGCTCGTCAACAACTTTGTTTGGGTCAATTATTGTAATGTTATTGTAGTCGAGTTCGACCAATATGTTTTCTGGTTTACCTACCATAATAGAAGAAATGATTGTCTAATTGATTTTTATAGTCCTGTAAAGAAGCTACTAAAGGAAATGGAATTGTCAAGATAGCACCGTCAGGAATATTCCATTCTTGTCCTCCATATGTTGGATTACCTTGCATAATCAACCACCCAAAAGTTGGCGAGCCATAATATTGTTGGGAAACTTTATCCATTCTTGACTGTCCAACCTTATATATATACCTTTTATCGGTAGATTTAGTGGGTAATGTGATATAAGGAACAACTGTTTGCTGACCATCAAGAATAAAATTGCTATATCTGTTATAATTTTGTTTTGCCATGGTTAATCAAATTTAATTTTTCCAAGATAAGTCTTTTTATTATCAGGCTCAATATTAACAGTTTTATATAAATCACTTATCCAACCTGATTGTTCTTTAACTTTAGCAGCATCGGTTAATGGAATAGTCGTATAAGCAAATTTTCTTGTCTTACCTTTAGGATACATGGTTTCCTCAATACCGTCAGTTAATTTTTTATAATCTGAAGATTTTTTTAATTTTGTAAACATTTTTTCTTCATCCTTTAGTTCTGATTTATAATCGTCAGATAAATCATTAACAATTTTTTCAAATTTATTTTTTAAATTTACAGGGTCTTTTAATGTTGTTAAATCACCTTTAATCACATAGTTAATAAATTCATCTTTTTTATTTTTATCGGAAAGAATTCTTGCCATAATAAAGAAAAAGGTTTTATCGTAATTTCCAGGAACTGATGGGAACTTATCCTGATTCAACACCTTAAAGTCACCACCACGATATGGGTCACCAATAAATGCTATTTGATAGTCATTACTACCTAATAAAGCATTAAATTTAGTGGTTGCAGCGTTTAGTGATTGGAAATCAAATACTAATTCTCTATAGGTTGTGTCAGGTATATTAGTTCCCGTTTTACTTGATTCGCTAACTTGGGTTGTTGCCGACAAATTATAAATTCTGGGTGTATTAGTATCTAAAAGTTTACCGTCAGTCAAATTCGTAACCAAATTAATTTTTCTAATTATCTGAACATAGTTTTGTTCAAAAACCACGACTTCTTGCATAATTGTAGTAATTCCATTTGAAAATGTTGTTTCCAAACTATTAACATAATCAACCATATTAGTTCTAACGTCTCTGATAGCTTTTGAATTCGGGTCAAAGTTTTTTAATAAACCTTTAATGATTGGGTTATTAGTACTATTTATTGCGGCAATTGCGTCAGTAAATTGTTTTTTAATTAAATCAGTATCTTTTTCTGTATAATTTGATTTACCATATATTTCCACCGCTCTCGGAACGGGATTAACTGTACCTCCGCTTGCAACACCTTCATTATAGTTTCGTTTTGAATTTAACATTTGTACAACCCCATAGTTATAACTTGAGTTAACACTCTCTAATTTATTGGTAACTAATTCGAAATAATTTTTAGTTTCTGTTAATAAACTATCCATAATTTTTTGATACCCAATTTCACCTGTTTGTCCACTAGGAACGGGGATATTAGTTATAATTTCTCCAATAGTTGTTCCACCATTATTTGTCGGAGGATTGTCAACATTTGCAACAGTTGCAGGTGTCTGAGACGCTAAAATAGCATCAACAACACTTTTATCTAATGCTGAAGTATCTTCAGTCCAAACTGACCTTTCATCATATATTTCTGTATTTGCATAATAATTAAACGATAGTGCGTTTTGTAATCTTTCTACAGGTTCTTTTAGACCCATACCACCAATAATGTTGAATCCCATACTGACATTGGCAAGCATAGGTTGTATACCAATACCTTCAGGGTTCATATCAAATAATAAAGGTTCATATGAAAAAGATAATGATGTTGGGATAATCTTACTATTAACAAAATCACCTAATCTTAGAATTAATACGGGTGGTGCACCAAATGACGTATTAACTGCATCATTATATTTTGGTTTACCGTCAGTGCCAATTGTTGGAATGGTTTCTCCAGGTCTAACACATTGATTTAAAAAGGTTAGACGAGCGTTTAACCCTTCAGGAGTTGTTGAGTGGAACGCAGGATTAAAGTATTTAATCTTTTCTTTAAACGAGTCATATACCATTGGTGACTCTTGTTTAATAACTTCAAAATAATCACACTCAGATAAAAGTCCTCTTAATATTTTCTTAGTAATCCCTTCCTTAATTTTCTTAATTGTATCAACTGTTGGTACTGGTTTTGGAACATCAACATTCACAGTTTTAATTTCTTTAATTGGGTCAGGTGTTGGAGCAGGTTTAGGGGGTATAACAACATCAATTGTTTTAACTCTAACTCGTCTACAAGCCATAGCACTTACCGCATATATTTGTGAATTTGAGGTTACTTTACCTGTCTTATCTTTTTGATTAACTCTACAATCAACATCAAATCCTGTCGTTGTTCCTGCTATAGGGATGACAGTTTCTTCTCCTGTTCCAGGGTCTGCCTTTATAATAAACCTACCATTAGTTATAAATGGTCCTAATGAAGCGTCCCCATCTTTGTAATTTTGGAAGAAGTTTTTAATTGAACTGATTCTTCTTTCAGACAAGGCTTTGTTATATGGAACAGTTGCAACTGCGGATGCGGAACCCTCCATAACAACACTAATTTTTGCTTCAGGATTACTTGTTAATAAATTAAACGCATCTTTAACAAAACCTTTACTAAAAGTATTAAAGTTAGTTATTACTACAGTGTTGAAGAACTGTTCAACATTAACCTCTCTATCATCTGAGTTAAATGTGCTTTTTGCTCTATCCACGTATTTGTCAATATTACTCGTTGAGGTATAAGTCCCATATATAGATTGATAATCAACTGTGGTTGTTGTCTCAGGATTTTTACCAGGAATATCATTTTCAAAATAGAAAGCAAAATCTAAATACTTATTTTCAAACTCCGCACCTGAAGTATCGTCAGTTACCGCAGTTTTAGTGTTTGTATTCGGATTATTACCTGTAGTATCAGTATTTTCTTTGGAAAGTTCCGTATTAATACCTGCCCACTCTTCATCGGTCAATCTTGGGTTATTTAAAACTTGTTGATATGTAAATAAATCCGCAGCAGGAATTGTATTATATTTTTTCGCCAATTCATAGATATCGAATTTAACACATCCCGCAAAAAACGAATCCATAATTGAGTTTAGTTTCTCTTTGTTTTGACCCTTTAATTGTTTTTCCGCAACAATATTCATTACTGATGGGTGGTCAACAATCATCTTCCAAGATAAAGTCCCTGTTCTTGAGGTACTTTTATATGTGTAAATTGGTTCAGGTCTACCTAAGAAATCGGTTGGTTGGAAAGACGGCGTACTCGATTCATTAAATTTAATATCATATGGTGGGAACCACATAACTCTTCCTCCATTTGGACCTTTTTCACAAACAGGTAATTCGTCATATGTAAATCCTGGTCTACTTGATGTTCTCCACGCTAAGTTTTCAATCGAAAACATATATTTTTTGGCATACCCACCTCTTCCGTTTATATCGTCAGGCATAATGTTTGTCGACCCAGGATTTTTTAACGGAGCAATGTTTAGGTTGAATGTATTATCAAAAACGGAATTCGTAAACCTTCTTCCTGATGTAGTAATACCATCGGTCTTTTGTAAATCATTATAGGTATAATATGGAGTATCTTTGGTAAATACTCTACAGTATTCAATACCAACCTCACCTCCTGTTGTATTATCAGTATATGAAACCACTTGGGAACCTTTGGTTATTTCTTTATATCCGTCATGGAATACTTTACTAACTTGGTTCATCGCATTACCAACATGTTTTAATCGATTAATACCTGTTACGTTATCCGCAGAATCAATAATTCTTTGTGTTTGGTCAAGTATTGACGATTCTTTAAAGGTGATATTTGTGGACTCTCCTTTTTGATAACTTGAACTAATCTGATTAAACTCTTGGTCTAAACTTCCTGACCCTCCACCAGGTGTCGCATGAAATCCTGCATTACCTTTGTATTTAGGTGATGTCCAAACAAATTGACCATCAATTCCTCCACCATCACTTGATGATTTACCCGCTAATCCAAAGTTTAATTTAGTTTCATTACCTTCATAAAGAATACCTAATTCAGACGGACCATAAACAGGCGTTTGTTGTTGTTTTCCAAATGGGTCAACAGGAACTTGATTTGGTGGTGAGGTAATTGTTGACGGTTCAGCATTTTTACTACCAACATAATAACCACCAACAAGAGTACCATTATTAGGGTTAATTAAATTAACAGTTAAATTAACAATTGCTTGTCCAACACCCAATAAACCACCATAACTTTTATCATAACTTGGTTGGTATCTATTATAATTAATATTTGCAAATAATGCCGACCTTTGTCCATTACCTGTATTGGCTAAAAATATTTGTGAGGGGTTTCTTGTTTTATTTAAAATTGGACCTAAAAAACCACCCGTTAATTGATTAATTACGTTTAATGCGGTCGATGTTTGCTTTGATTGTCCCGCATTAAGTTCGTTCTCATTAAAATAATCACCAGGAATTGGTGAAACAGGCCAATAAGCTCCCGCCAATCTTGTCGCCAAATCAACCGCAGCTAATATAGGATTTTCAGGTACGGTAATCCTCCAATTTTTATAAATTAAAGGTTGTTGTCCTGAAAGTAATAAACTAATTTCAAATGGGTCTTGTAACGCTTGTAAATTAACCGCACCAACCGTGTGTTGATATATTTCAAGGGCAACTCTTTCTTCAAAAGCATATTTTAAACTTTGAGCACCTATTTTAGCCAAATATGAATCTTGGGATAAAGGTCCATTACTACCAACAGGATTTGTCGATGTTAATATTTCAAATGGCGAATAAAATGATGCGGTAAATTGTGAATAAGGTAAATAAAGTTTGTTGTTATTTTGAATACTGTCAATAACAACCATGTCTTTAAAACCCCCTTCAGGTCCGTAAGTGTTTTCAATAAATGCTGCATCAATAAAAAACTCATTAACTAAATCTAAAACAGTATCTGTCGGACTATATTCCCCTTGATTTGAATTAACAGGTAGTGGCGGATTATTATATGTAATATTTAAATTGTAACCCCCATTTGGACCATATTCATTTAGTGGATATAGTTGTTGAGCATAAGGGTCTTCACTAATTAACGTATCAGGAGAATCAATAACATTTGAAACTGTTTGAGAGATTTCATAATTCAATGGTCCTGATGGTGAAGTATAAACCCCCGGCACAGTATATTGGGACAAATTTTTGGCCATCAAACTGTTTCTAAAACTTGATGTTGATATAAAAGATAAAGTACTCCCTGTCATGTTTTATGTTTGTTTATAAATAGAGTTCATATCTATTTTTATATTAAAATCATCATTTTAAGTGGTATATTGTTTTCGTGCTTCAGTATTAGGATTAGGTTCCCCTATACCATTCGCATTATTAGCCGCAGTACCAACTGCTGAAATAATTCCTTGTTTAACTGTTTGGTCACTAAGAGCCAATAATAATTGTGAGGTATCCATACCAGGAGCATCAACTTTAATATTTAAATTTATATCAATAGGTCCTGACATAGTTTTAGTAGTTCCTTCAGAATTATTACCCATAGGATTAGTTCCTCCTCCCATAACAAATTTATCCGTATCCAATGTTTTTATAACAAAATCATTAACTTTAATTTCGGTATTTGATGGTGGTGAAACAGGGGTGGTTATTTTTTCATGTTCCATAACCGCATTTACTCCTTTCTTAGCGGCACCAACAAAAAATTGTAATAATGGGTTTGTAGATTCCCCTAATTCTTTAATGGACGTGGCAGTATTATCGGTTACCTCCTTGAAAGTTCCTTTAAAGAAGGTTTCCGCTCCCTGTGCGGCAGTTGCTAACGCCTCTAAAAAAGGTGTGCCGGTATTTACAGATGTAATAAAGTTTTCTATACCACCTCCAACAACTTTTCCAATATTTTTAGATGATAACGATTCTCCACCAAGTACTTGAGTTGTTTTTTTCGCAACAGTTCTCATCGCATCCTCGGCTTGTGTTCCAACTTTAGTTCGAGCCATCCCATAACCTGTTTTCGCAATCGCCGCAATATTCGCATCAATCGACTCTTGGGTACTCAACTGTTGTTCTGCTAATTCTTCCATGGTTTTTGGTCGACTCGCTTCAATTAATTTTTCAAATGACTCAGGACTAGTACCGAATTTCTCAATAGCACTATTAATATCCATCTCCTCACCCTCAACATTAATTTTCATATCACCATTCGCCCCCATTTCAGTAATATTAGCCAACATCTCTTGTTGTTCTTTGGTGGCAAATTCAGGGAATTTAATCTTACCCATTTTTTGTTCTAACTCAGCACCGCCTAAGGCCATTCTTTCTAATTCACCATTATTATACCCAAGTTCTTTACCTATTTCCATAAGTTGTCTTTTAGCCCCTGGCATAATTTCAAAATGTCCATCGGCATTAAGTTGAACAAATTGTTTTGACATTTGGGCAATTTGATTTTGGAGTTCCGCAGGGTCGTTTTGAGCTAAATCCATTAATTTTAATGGGTCCAATAAATCACCTTGAGCAACACCTAATCTTTGCATTGCCGCAGCCATTTCAATCGCTTTTTCAGGTTCAAATAATCCCTTTGCAATTTCAAGAGTTCTAGTCATATCAACCCTCAAATTAACCGCTTGTGCCGCCATTTTAGCCATTCCCTCAACACCTCCTTGGAAATTAAATTGGTTCATAGCAGACATATTTTTTACTACCTGACCTGAAACCGCTTGAGCGTTTACCCCAATTTCTCTCGCACTATTAATAACTTTCTCCATTTGGTTACTCACATCATACAGTGAGAATCCTGCATTTTTAAAACCCTCAATAAGTTCTTTATTACTTTGTCCTGTTACTTTGGCGGTGGCGTAAAGTTTTTCATAAGACTCAGAAGTTAGTATAACGTTTCGACCTAATTGAGTTGCTGCCGCTTTTTGTAAATCAACAATATCACTAAATTTTCCCCCCAATAGAGCAACACTTGTATACGCATCCGCCAATCCAGCTTTAATTGCGGTAATTTGTTCCCTACCTTGACCAAAACTTTTCGCCACTTCAGCGGCTGAAGCCTCGACATTAGCCATGGTGTCATAAATTTTGTCAATCTCAAAATTTGATTTAAAAGCCTCCTCGAATTCCCCAAACACACTTTTGGTATATTTTTTAGCTCCTTCTAAACCATCATCATCATTAGTTCCACTCATTACTTTGTTTTACTATAAATACACAATACACCCTTTTTTAAATTAATTTTTGGGTGTATTATGTTCAACTATTTTATTAATAAGAAATTTCCTTTCAAAGGTAGGCATACGATAAAAATCAGAATATGAAGTTCTGAGAAATTTTGCCATTAAATAATATTCCTCGATAAGGTGTTGTCGATATTTAGAAGAAAGGCCGAAAAAACTCAACCCCAAAGGATATCTCAAAAGATACCATTTCTCCTGATGGGGCATATGTTGTTTTTCTTAGGTCTAATGACGGTTCGTTTTCTTTCATAAAATTACGGATATATTTAGAATCCATAATTGGGAGAGAATCAATAAACATTGCAATTTGTCCTTTATCAGTTGTTCCGTCAATCTCTTGAATTTGTTTATTTAATCTCCATGTTACAGTCGGCACAACTCGTCCCGCAGGGTATTGTTCACCTAATTTACTTAATTCAATAATTTCGGAATAGTTTAAAGGTTTCAATTTAATTGTGACACCTGATTTAGGTAATGTTGTTATAAACAAACCTTCTTCATTAGGTTTACTTTTAGTTTGTTTAATGTTTAATTCGTCTAAAACGACCGTTGTTACAAATGGTTTATCTGTTTTAGGGTCAGTTAGAGTAACATCATATTCCGGACCAAAAGAAGTATTTCTTAGATAAATCATAATAGCCTCAACGTCACCATTTAAAAGTTCTTCAGGTCGTAATTCTGTTTCGTAAATTTTATTTCTAAGTAATGTTAAAATGATATTGGTATTAGCGTTTTGGGACGCACCAATTAAAATATTTTCATCGTTTGCGGTTAAATATCCGACTTTTATTGATTTCTTTTTAGATTTGTAGAATATTCCACCTGTAGGTAATGTAACCACATCATGAGGTAAGTTAAATCCATCAGACCCAGCTTTTATTAAATCTTGTTCCATATTGAATTGTTTTTATATTAAATAATAGGATAAGTCTATTTTTTATAAAGATTAATTAGTATATTCCCATCTAATATTTCCACAATCATATATCCTATAAATTTTTCGGTTAAACATAATTTGTTGTTCCGTCATATTTTTATCAAACCCATCTTTAACTAATATCGACTTTCTATACCCAAATCTATGTTTTCTTAAGTCATTAACAACATACCAATAATTTGGTTTTGATTGGGATATCTTTTTAAATTCTAATTTATTATACATTCCTCCATCAAATATTCTAATATCTGAATATGATATAATTTTATCTGGTTGATATGTTTTAACAAAATATTTTAATAATTTTGATGCCCCACCAATTACATTATGATTTAATAAATTACAAAAACGATTTAACTCCCACTCGGTATCTTTACCCCCCATTATAATTCTACCTTTTGAAAAGGTCATAACAGAAACTAATGTTTCATCTTTAAATAACCCTAATTTTATTTTTGAATTAACATTTCCTTGGATATGATTATCGTTTAAAAATTTAGTTGAGACTTTTGAGGTAATTTCTTTTACCACACAATGTCTACCATAAATTTTATTTTTAATTAACCCAAATTTACCTGTTAATATTGATTTAACAATTTCTTTTTTATATAACCATTCATCCTCAAAAATGATAATTTTTACTTTTAAATAATTCATTATGCCAATAAACCCCATTTATTTCAATACCAATATTAAACTTCGGTAAAAATATATCCATTTCAGTTTTTTTATTTGGTATCTTTTTGTTTGTTTCGTAATCAATGTTGAATTTTTCTAAAAAATCACAAATTTCATTTTCATACCCACTTCTATTTGAAGAACCGATACGGTTACATTTAGAACAAACGATATAATTTCTTTTATACCTTTCATACAGTAATTGTTTTGATAATTCAGATGTTTCATTACATATGAAGCATGAAACGGTTAGAGATTCTTTCTTTATGTCAATAA